GAATCGGCTTTGCTAAAGTATCCGATATCGGACGAAAAGAAAACAACAGAAACGCCATCAAAACTTGGCAGTAACGAAAGGTAAAATTAATGTCTTTTAATCTTCTTTCCGATTACAATGAAGTTTTTCTATCTGTTAATGGCAAGGTTTTCGAGTATGAAGGGCGAAAGTATCGCCTTGAAGCCTACAAAATGAAGGCTATCTATCCTTTTCCTTGTGTAACCATCGATGTTACGGCTTGGCCGTTAGATGGCGATAAATACGGCATCGATGTTTTGGGTAGTGACCTAGATGTATCATGCGATATTATGCGCATATTGGGAATCGATTACAATGAAGAATCTGAAAGGCTTGAATTAGTAAGTTAAACAATTTTCATAAAGGGGAAAGCCTATGGGGTAGCAAAAACCGTTCCAGCAATGATTAAAAATCAGTAATAGTAGAAAACTAATTAACTACAAAGCCTATCTATTCGGTAGGCTTTTTTTGATGGTGTCCGAATTATGAAAGAATCTTAATAATCCAAGTCTACAATTATGAAGGCAATTTAATAAAAAAGTCTATAGCAATAGTATAGATTGAAAATGAAAGCAATTTAATAAATCGGCTTGAAATATTAAAAAGGTTTAATAAAAGGGCGTCTGGCACGATTCTTGCACGGGTTTTCAAAATACGTCGTCATAAGTCTATATATAGTAAGGGTTTAGACGGATAACGTCGATGCGCGACAAATGAGGGTAGATATACATATAAAGGCTTAAAGCCGTTAAAACGGCTTAGAAGGCTTCACAGAGAAAGCTATTATTTCAGGTTTTTTTGTCTATTATTTGGACAATCGGATGGTGTCGGGAACGATATTTGCATAGGGGAAAAGCCTATACTATTATATATAGATGCGTGATATGAGAGAAATATTAAAACGATTTAATTTTCTGTATAGCCTTGTATTCAAGGCTACCTATGAAGGGCGAAACAAAAACAATAACGAAAGGTTGAATCATGACTAATTACGAAAACATGAAAGCCGAATTTATTGTTACTCATAAGCCGATGATGGGTAGTGGTCTTTATTCTATGTATTTCAAGCTTACTGATTCTATTGGCGTCAAGGTATTGAAACAGAAAACCCTTTCCGCTGCATACTGTGAAGCAATGGCCGAATATAAGCTTTTGAAACAAGCAGAACCATCGGGCGTTTCCCCTAAACCTATTGGCGTTTTTAAGGTTATCGTAAAGGTTTCCGGCGAAAACGTGGAAAGGTTCGGCATCGTGATGTCACATTGTGGCAATACTACACTTACCGATTATTGCTATGATAAGGGCATTTCTAGTATGGACGTTAGATTTAAGGGTTTTAATCTTTCCCGATACTGCCAGGAAAAGATGGACGCCGTAGGAATCGACATCGGCGATAGACACGGGGGAAACATTACCCTTGACGTTGACAATGATGGGGAAATCAAAGCCGTTTACTGTATCGATTTTTCTCCCGATTATACCTATGCGCCAGCATAGGGAAAGGGCAATTATTAAAAGTCTTTAATCTTCCTTGACGATATGAGCATAGCATCGTAGTATTAGATAGTCGAGTAACAAGCCGAAACAAAAACGAAAGGGCGAATCATGACTAACTGTGAAACATGCGAAAAGAGAAACAATTGCAAAAGCCTTTGTGAAGCCGTCGAAAGCCTTATCCCGTCGATGGAATCGGGAAGGGTAGACGATGAAGACATCAGGAAATTGATGACGGGAAGGATTGAAACGGCCATCATTCTGGACTATTCCGATACCCTTACCGAAAAGCAAAAAACCATCGTTCAATTGTACTATCGGGAAGGATTGAATCAGAAGGCTATCGCGGAAGCCTTGAATACAACACAACAAGCCGTTTCGGATAGCCTTAAAAGGGCAAGGGCAAGCATTGGCAAGGTTGCAAGCTAAAACAAGGGCAAAGGGGGAAGGGCGCTAAGCCTTTCCCCTATGGGCAAGCCGAGAAAGATTAATAAGTTTTCATCTGTATAGCCTTGTTTTGAAGGGTATTAATAGAAGGGTAAAAACGAAAGGCAAAAAATGGAAAACACTATTAATACTATCAAGGCTATAGGGCAAGCCGTAAAGCTTGCATGGCGTTTTCTATGGTTCGGTTTAATATCTATCTTTTGGGTTGGGTTTGCATCAGTATGCTTTGATATATCACATCTGATGTTTTGGTTATTGTGGGGAATACTGACATCTATCCTTGTTTCCCTTGCATACGATAAAGACAAGGAAAAAGCCGAAAGGCCGAAAAATGAAGATGGTTTAATTTATGAGACACAAGAGGAATCCGAAAGGGTATTAAGGGAAATCAGACAATCGATAAAACCTGAAACCGATAAAACAGAATTGCAAGAAGCTATAGAATGGCTAAATATTAATCATCGTTCATTTAATCATAAAACACAAGAGGATAGGCGAGAAATCCCGGAATTGTCTAAAAAAATAGCTTTTGTCCGTTCTAATGGTCGATGTGTAAAATGTGGCACAAATGAAAGCCTACAATATGACCACATCTTACCGTATAGCAAAGGTGGAAACGACAATCCCGAAAACGTTCAATTACTTTGTGCAAAATGTAATCGGCGAAAATCCGATAAGATTGTATAAATAAAGGGTTTAGGAAAAACCGAGAATCGGGGAAAATAAACCTTGCGCATCCTGCATACCATCGTATACTTAGATAGTCGAGTAACAAACAAGCCGAAAAACGAAAGGTAACAAAATGAGTAAGTTTAAAGCCGTCATCGCCATCTTGACTATCAAGGCTATCTATTTCGGTTATGTGGCCATCAGTATGATTGAAGCCTTCGATTTTTAGGAAGCAAAAAAGATTAATTGATTTTAATCTGTATATGCCTTGTTTTCAAGGCTACCTATAGAGGGCAATAAAAACGAAAGGTAAAAAACAATGAGTAAGTTTAAAGCCGTTTGCATCATCTTGACAATCAAAGCCGTTTACTTTGCTTATGTCGGTTTCAGTATGCTTGAAGCCTTTTCTTTTTAATCGAAAGGGGAAAATGATGAACGAAAATGAAAGAATCGAATTTTTCGCGGAAGCCTATCGCCTTGTGAATTTTGGCGCGACGAAAGCCGAAAGAATGGCCGAATTGGCCAAAATGGGCGAAAATGCACATCTGGTTACGGAAGCCGAAAGAATCGCAAATAATCAGTAAATGAAAGGTTGAACTATGTATAACGGACATCAAACCCGTCATCATTGGGCTATAAGCCTTTGGATAAATAACGATTATGAACTATACCATTTTGCCTTAGATTGTATCAGGCAAGCCGATAGCCTATCGGAAGCCGTTGATACTTTCTTGCGCTATTATGGCGATAGCAAGTTTGATGGCTATAGTGTTACTTTCGATACAGTTTATGAAGTTATGAAAAGTCTTTATGAATACGATTTTTCAGAATGAAAGGGCGTTAATATGATGACTACACAATTGACAAAAAAGACGACAAAAGAGCATTACGAAAAATACAGAAATCTTGTCAAAAAGATGGGCGTTTGTCTGAATCCTGACGATTTATCGATGTTTGGATTATCGGGCGTTGACGATTTGCGGGAACGTTTCAAGGTTGACGAACATCTAAACAATGTCCCGCTGCAAGTTTTCGATTTTCTGTACTATGTGATGTTGCGCAATGCTAGAAAGAACGGATACAAAGGATATAGCCTTGCCGAAAATACATCGATGTATAAACACGCATTAATCTATCAAGTTCTAGGTGCTATTCCTGAGTTTACCGATTGTTAAATCTTCGTTTCATTTCCTATATAGCCTACCTTTTTGGTAGGCTTTTTTTGTAGGCTTAGAATTATGAAAGTCTTTTAATGTAAAGATGGGCTAAAATGATAGTCTAGTAATATAGAGGATGTGTCTATTTCTGGTATTAATTATGAAGGAATTTTAATAATGGGCAATGGGAAAAAGTGTATAGTTTGTGGGCAAGAATTGACGGGAAAGCAAAGGAAATATTGTAGTGATAAATGCACACAAAGGGCACACTATGTAAAGAATCAAGACAAAAGGAAAGAATGGCAAAAAGCCTATTATGAGCGGAATAGAGAATCACGCATTAATTACAGTAGACAGAATAAGAATAAAAATCCTAAATATTACAAACAATACATGAAGGCTAATAGGGCAAAGTTTATATTAAAGGATATTAATAGAAGGTGTTATGATAAAACCCATAAATCATATAGGTATTATGGCGCAAAGGGTATTATTAACCTTCTTTCATTATCGGATATAGAAGGATTGTTAAAGAATATTCATGATTGCCCTATATGCGGAAAGCCTATGATGCGGGATTCAAAAACTGATAAACCAACTATAGACCGAATAGATAGTAAAGGACATTATGAACTAAGTAACGTAAGGATTATATGTAAATCTTGTAATAGTAGAAGGGCAAGAAAGGGCAATATTAACTTTCCTTAATCTTTTGGGCGCAATACTTTATAAATATAAACTGTCTACTTTCTTGACATCACATTAAAGGGTATTCATCTTATTACTTCCGGGGAGAATCTAAAAACTGTCTAATCATGGTACATTTTCGGTACTAAGCAAAATAGCAAGCCGTGAGATAGCACACAAGAGCAAATCACTATAGGGCGAATACCTAAGCATATATCGACCATGAAAGCCGTTGATGGTGCCTTATAGGGCGTCTAATAGAAAATCCCTCATATCGTCGTAAAGCCTTACGACAAAAGAGAATAAACCTTTCCCATTATTCCATATATGTAAGAATCCCCCATGTAAGATATACCTATACAGTATAGCAAGGTATAGAAATATTAAGGAACGTTAATAATTCCGGGTTTCTACTGTGGGCCACACTATGGCATTTTTCCATACTCAAAAAATTCCTATAGGGCATTTTTACCTACCTGCCAGAATGGCGCAAAATGAATGGGCGTTAATGTTTAGGGCATATGTCACTATGGCAGGATATGAAAGGTTTTTAATCTTTTCCCGCGATTGCCTATTTGGCATAGGGTAGAAATAGGGTAGTGGGCCAGGTAAGAATGGGGCACATTGCCTATTTGGCAAGTATCAAGAAAAAGATAAAATCCCCTTTTTTCGTCAATTAAATAGATATTTGCTATATGTAGAGTATGAATGCAATTTCATGCCAGGGAGAGAAGTATTAACGATTTTTAATGATTGGGCGAATCGGCGCTATGAATATATTTTAATCCTGACATCAGCCTATTATGAAAGATTGTTAATGATTATGATTATTAATGCGTTTTCATGCCAATGAGGGTGAATATGAAAGAAAAATAATATACTTTCGATTGCTTAGATATTGTCCAAATAGTAGATAAGGTAAGGGCTATGTACAGAATAGAGACAGGGAAAGAACGGGCGACCTATTATTTCCTGGGTGATTTTGGGGTGTCAAGTTTCTTGACAGATACCCCGGTAGGGTTTTTGGAAAAATATTAACGGATTTTCATGAACGGGCGGGGGGTCCACCAGGCATAAAATAAACCGAAATATTAATTCCCTCCCTATTGTTAAGTGGGGGTGAATAAAAGACTTATGTATTTTTTTGAAATTATTACGTAATAACTATACAAATGTAGCGTCTATAAGAATGAGGAGAAAAGAGTGGGGGGGTAAAAAAAGGCCCTCATGTTTACTTATAGGTAAGGTTTATTTAAAAGAAGGAGTGGTCATGTTAGAAGATAAGGTAGTGTGTCCTTATTGTGATCGGGAATTTGTTAAGAAGCGTCGTGATCAAATCACATGTGGTGACATCGATTGTCAGCGCAAACGCAACGCAGAGGTAAAGAAACTTAATAAGGGCAAGCCAAAGACAAAATTCATTGAGGATGGAGATGCGCGAAAGTGTTTATCTTGCGGATGTTGGTTTACACCAGATAGTGGCAACCAGAAGTATTGTAAGCGTAGATCGTGTTATTTGGATAGGCGGCGACAACAAAAGGCCGATAGCAATGAGAAGCTTGAGGAAAGAAAGAAACAGCGAATACTCGCAGAAGCACGAATCGAGAGTAATATTCCTGATGTTACAGAACAGGATAAGTTACTGGTCACTGTTGCAGAGGTAGCAAGCGAAGTTGAAAGCAAAGCATCTCGACAGCCAGTAATTAATAATTTCGACCTTGCTGAAATAGTCCAGAGCGTAAAGGTTGCGAATCGGCGTATTGAAGTGCTCGAAGAGAGAATTAAGGAAATGGACATAGTAATAGCTAATATTTCACAGGGAAAGGTTAAAAACCAAAATGGAGGTTGGGAAAGTCGCATGAAGTAAACAAACCCTCCCTATAGAAGACGTATAATAATAATGTGGGCGGTAAGATTCCTGGTAGTTCGTTCGAGGCGGCTTGACCGTAAGGATACTGTAACGTGAGATCGGGGCGACAGTAGTGGACGCACCGGCTACCAGGGTCGCCCATTTATTAAGGAGGCGAACATGGCGAATACAAAACGCATTCGACAAATAATAGGCGGGTTGTTGACGGTGCTGCATAATGAGCGCGACTGTACCAAGCGGTATGAGTCCTGCACGGAGTGTAAAAAGAAATGGAAGCACTTTAAACACTTTTACCCATGTGGCTGCATAGGAGAAATGGCCGAGAGACTTTTACATGAGCTTGATAATGAAGGGGCTGCTTAGTTGCGGCTGGGATTATTGCGCTAATAATATTTCATGATATGCGGAGCAATATGAAGCTTGATTTTAATGCACTATATAGGTTTATATCAGATGGGACTTGGTTTCTGGCTGGTTCGGAATGTGAGATAGAGGACGGTGATTGTATATGGCTTGGTCATCAGAAGCCCGATGAAACTTGGACGCACGAATTTTTAATCGCAAATCAAAATAAAATTGCCGGATTATTTCGTGGGCCAATAGACGGGAATCCAGATGATGGGGAATTGTGTGGTTTAGATGAATTTGAAATAATACCGAGGTGACAATGGAATACGCAGTGATGTTTATCGTATACTTGTTTTTTGCATTCATGTTTGGTTGTGGGTGTGGAAAGAAGGCACGTGCGATTAAAGACGGTGAAGGTGAAGATAGGGTCGAAACTGTAATACTGTGGATAGAAATGATCGGCAGTGGAGTGGGTGCCCTTATATTTGGTTTTTTAGCATGGGTGTTCGGAATGTTATTCCAGCAACATATTAGTGGAGGATTTTGATGGAGCGTAAAGAAGCAAGTCAGGAAGACCGTGAGTTAATCGCCCGATTGGCACGCGAAGGTAAGATAGAGTTTGCCGCGCAAGATAAGATGGTCCAGTACGGGGAACAGGTTTATACGCTTTTATCACTTATGGGATTTCGGCCAGAGGAGTGTATGGTGACGGACCTTTCGCAAGTTGGCGATTTCTTTCTTGACGAGGAGGAACTTGATAGCCTCGGTGTGGTCCTCGGTTTTGAAGTGCTCGATGAAAATTATCTGTGGGAAGTTGCGGAAAAGATGGCGGCTGAGTAATGAACTGCTGCAGCGAATGTGAACAAGAGAGATACGAGAATAATGTCTGCCAGGATTGTTATGACGCATTAGAAGAGAAATATAAAAAGGCGCTCAAACTATTAGAGCACGCAGATACGCATCTTTCTATCGCCGCGACTAAGGACATAGAGGAATTTGGGTTTGAAGGTGGACAGAAACAATTGTGGACTTCCATTCTTTTACCAATTAAGGAGTTCTTGGAAAATGAAACGGCCCGATAGAGTATCGGCGGGAGAGGGAGCCGGAATTCGAGGCAACCGAGCCCGTCTTATAAGCTATATACGTATTAATAAAGCCCTGCAGCGATTAATACAGCTTGAAAAAGGCTGGGATGGTTATAGTGCCGAATTTATTAATCCATCAATCGTAATGGACATAAACGAGGCAATAAAGGAATTTCCGCAATTGCTCGATGTTGAATGGCAAATAGTGCCTCTTGTGGATGGAGGGGTGCAGCTTGAGATACATAGCGAAAGTTCGGTCCTCGAATTTGAGTTTTTGCAAAATGGGAACGTGGAATATCTATATGCGCCTGGTAATGACAGTAGTAAGTGGGAAGAGGGAACTATTGACAACAGTGCGCTGTATGTGTTACCAGAATGGGTAGAAAAGTTTAAAAAGGGGGAATAGTTATGCCTAATGGAGAATGGGCACACACGGACAAAGGACATGCTTCAAAGGTGTTCTATAAGTTCAAGTATCGTTGGCAGAAGAAGGGCTATGAGGTAGACATCACAACGAAACAGTTTTATCCTGTTTATCTCAAGGCACTTCGATGTGGAGTTTGTGGTGGAGGTTTTGGAACCGGAGCAGATGAGCGTAGTCATGTCAAGTCTATTAAGGTAGATGTTGAAGAAGATTGTAAAGTAATTACGATTAAGGATATTACTATTGTGCATCTTTCTTGTAATATGCTTGGCAACACTAATGCCGGTTCGCATAAAGAGCCAGAGCCTTATTAGAATACTTCACTGTCAAAGTGATGTATAGGAAAAGAGTGAGGTATTATGAGTAATAAATTGTGTCTATGGAAGTTTTTCTGGGATTGTGGACGCATGGGTAGTCTTGATGGTATGTTTTTTGCTACTGAGTCTCAAATGCTCGAAATGTATGGCAATCAAATATATTTTGGCGAAGTCCTTGGCAAACATTCAGAAATTTATGGGACTTTGGAAGAGAAAGATGTCGAGCTTGTAACAGATGACCCGAATGATATTGAAGTTTTAACAAGAGTTCTTGGAACTGGAACTATTAGTGGATTTAATCCATTTGATTATTATGAGCCTCGATGTGGTGAATGTGGTTGTGAACTTTGTGAAGATGAAGAGGAGCGTGGGATTTGCAACGACTGTCAGGAGGAGATGAGGTCAGATGAGGGGGATTAATGAAGTGGTCTGCCAGGTTATTTAAGCGATATGTAGAAATGAGATGTTGGCTCCAAGGGGTTGATGTTCAATTTGTAGATGAGCCGCATATTTTATATGATGGAATTGGGATAGCTGGCTACTTTGAAGAGAGTCCATTGGAATTGGCGGTTGCGATAGGCTGCCCAGAAGAAGAGTGGATTGAAGTTCTTGCACATGAGTTTTGTCATATGCTTCAGTGGAAGTCTCAATGTTATGCGTGGACAAATTGTGACATGGACGGAGAGGATTCTTCTGTTCTTATAGATGAGTGGTTGAATGGGAGAGAGTTAGAGCCTTCTTTTATAGATGATGCGATTAGACGGACAATTGAGGTTGAGTTGGATTGTGAAAAAAGAACAGTTGCACTTATACACAAATTTCATCTTCCAATAGATATAGATAGTTATATACAAAAAGCCAACGCTTATATGTATCATTATATTGTGGTTCGATGGTTGAGAGCTTGGAATAAGCCAGGACATGCGCCATATAAGAAGAAAAACATTAGAAATGCTATGCCTACAGTATTTTTGTCATATCCGCAGTATAAAGATATGAGCCATCAACTATACGCTTTGTTTAGGAGGGAGTGCCAGTATGGAGCATCATGAGGTCAAGATTCTACGAGGAGATGATTGGATTCAGGTTTTTGTAGATGGTGACTGCATTCACGAAGGGCATAGTTTTGTTGGCTGTCATATTGGCAGCTTATTGGATGCGCTTAATGTTTATTATGAAGAGCCAGAGGGTGAGTTTTGTAGGATGTGTGGAAAGTGGCATCATGACATTGGTGAGGATGAAGAATGTTCAGATTGTGAGGCTTATAACAGACAATAGCATATGGGGGCATCGTGGCAAGGGGTACAGCGAGACGAATATATGCGAAATTATGCCGAATGCTTAAAGAAAAAGGCTATTCTGTTGAAATAAATCAGTCTTCATTTATTCTATTGTATCTATTAACTAAGAAGTGTCATTTTTGTGGCGAATCTTTCCAAGAGCATACGCCAAAGTCTGTACGGGTGCATGGAGTAGGCAAAAATAAGGTAGTGCGCCTAACGAATGTTGCGATAGTTCATTATCGCTGCAACCACCCGAAGGAAAATTGATAAATTTTCATGTAATTTCGGGTGATTTAATCGTCTATTATATTGAGGGGAGTGAAATTGTATCCCTCCCCAACGCAACAAAAAGGACTCGACAGACCTTCGGTCAAACTACATACATAATAGTGAGGGCGCGGCCCAGAGGAGTTAAAATGACAGCGGTTTCAGTTGTGGGTATTTTTTCATGTATTACTATTGCGATACTTGGTATTATTTTTATCCAGACGAAGTTTAAATTACGTATGCGCATTTCAGAATTGACAACAAGGTTGGGGCATAGAAATAAAGAAACGAATGCATTGCGTACCAAATGCCAGGAGTGGCAGCAGAAGTTTGTTGACCAGACAGAGCGAGCAGATTTACTGGAATCAGAAGTTTGTGATCTTAAGGCTCAGAATGCGGCGCTTAAGGGAATGTATGACGCCTTTATGCATAAGGCACGAAAATGGGCGCTGGACACGGGTATTGATATTTCTGACGAACTAAATGAAGGCGGGGATATTAGAATCAATGTTACTAAGTTGCCCAACGGTAGTAATGCTGTTTCAATAGACCCATCAAAGGGTTTGCGCAAGTAATTTTTATTTGGTATTTAGGAGGTTTATTTTATGAAGCTTAGAGTTGTACTTAGTTTACTTGTTGTTATTGTTGGTGTTTTTCTTTATGGGGCATATGATGTGTCTCGTGGCACCATTGAGGGGCAGTTGGCGGTCGAGCAACTAAAAGATGATGATGTCGCTTATAATGTTGCCAGGACTGCGATTGTAGATACTGCCATCTTAAAGGTTGTTGGAGTTGTACTTTGTGTATTTTTATTTCTGTTGTGGATTGGTCCACTGTGCAAGTTATTTAAGGAGGATGTAGTGAGAAAGTCTGTGTCGTTGTTTTTGTTTGCGGCGCTATGTTTTGGCGTTGTTGGATGTAAGCCCTATATGGGTGAAATGTATAAGGATATCGGGCCAAGTGAGACTGGTTTCGTAGTACCTCTTGAGGGTGCAAATAAGACCAGCCAGGGAAAGTTCGATTCGGTTGCATTTCTTGAGGAGCGTAAGGTCGCTGCAAAGCGTATCAATATTCCACGTCGTTATAAGTCAACTGGGCGTATGTGGTATGATGTAGAGATTGTAGAGACAGTGCGTGTTATTACTGTAGATCGTTCGCCGGTATCGCGTGAGTGGACCGCAGAGCATGAAACAGGAACTTCTAAGAATGATGATCTAATTTATGTAGAGTCTAAGGATTCGATTGGGTTTGGTATTGGATGTACTATTACTGCTGCAATCGAAGAGCCCAACACTGCTACGTATCTTTACAATTTTCCGCAGGGTAGACCACTTGCTGATGTAATTGACAAGGACATTAGGGCATCTATTACCAAGATTCTTGCTCGTGAGTTCGGTGCTCGTGATTTGGCTGCTTGTAAGACAGATAAGGCTGCTATTTTTGACATCGCATTTGCTGAATCAAGTAAGTATTGGAAGAAGTTTGGCGTGACTATTAGAATGCTTGGACATTCAGGTGGTCTTAGTTATGAGAATAAGCGTATTCAGGATGCCATTGATAAGAACTATGAAGCTGAGATGGAAATTGAGCGTAAGGAAAACCTTAAGATGGCTCAAAAGCAGGAAAACGAACGACTGCTTTCTATCGAAGTGAATAACCGTCTGTGTGCCGAGGAGTTCAATAAGGCTCTTGAGGCCCAGACTGCAAAGATTCGGCTCGAAATTGACAGGATGGAAGCCGAGGCGCGTCTTGAAATGGCGAAGAAGTGGAGTGGTAATCTACCTAACTCGATACTGCCACAGGGTAGCAATTTGCTTATGGGGCTTGACTCATCAGTAAAAAGTGAGTAAGGTTATTTGGTGTAAGAGCGGGAAAATGTATTTTTGCTCAATATTTTGACAGCCAAGGTATTTTTTGGAGGTAACAAATGGCTGATAAGACAGAACAGTTTGGTAATCGTATTATGTTGACAGGCGTAGTTAGCAACAAGCAGCTTCGCAGTACCGCGACAGGTAAGGATGTGTTGAATGTTTATGTTCGCACAAAGACAAGTCGTGGAAGTTTCTTCGGCATTGGTGTAGAGTTTTGGGGTGATCGAGCAAAGGCTATTAACCGCCAGCTTGCTAACTTCCTGCCCGATGTTGAGGATGGCGAGCGCATTCAGGAGAATGATAGCGTTGTCGTTACAGTCGAAGGCGAACTCAAGGAAAATTCTTGGGAGGACCGAGAGGGTAATAAGCGTAGTCGTTTTCTTCTTGCAGGCGAGAAGCTGTCAGTAGAGGACTAATGGCAAAATCTAATCGCAGACTGCTTTTTAGCATCACAAAAAAAGACCTGCGAATTGAGTATTTCAGTGGCAGCGGTGCTGGGGGCCAACACAGGAATCGACATCAAAACTGTGTACGCCTTCATCACCCTGCCTCTGGTGCTATAGTGACTGGTCAATCACATCGTGAGCGCAAATCTAACATTAAAGAAGCGTTACGCAACTTGGTTGGCAGTGCTAAATTTAAGGTGTGGCATGCAAGGGCTGTAAAAGAGATTCTGTCTGGAAAAACAATAGATGAGATTGTAGACGAATCAATGCAGGCAAAAAATCTAAAAATAGAATGTCGTGATGAGAACGGCAAATGGAAAGAAGAAGATATAGGAGAATCTGATGGATAATAGCAAAGGAATGTCCTCACCACTTGTTAGGTGGTGGGTTGCGTTTTCTGTAATGATGGTGGCTTTGGCGTCAGCACTTATTGCGGGACTTGGTAAGTTTATTGCGGCAAGTGATCAGACTCATTTGTCATGGGTGATCTTGGGCATTTTTGTTGCTACTTCTATTCATCTTAATTACAAGGTGTTTAAGCGCGGCAGGGACGCAGATTTTGGTGTAACAGACAAAGCTACAGAGCTTTGCACAACACTTGGGCTTTTGGGCACTATTATTGGATTGATTATGGCAATAACTGGTGCGTTTACAGAAGTCGATGTTTCAAATCATGAGTCTCTTAAGGAGGCATTGGTTTCTATTTCGTCTGGAGTTGGCACTGCGCTTGTTACAACGCTTGTTGGGCTTGTGTGTGCAATCATGCTTATTGTTCAACTCGCTGTAGTGCGAGAGAAGTGGAGTGAGTAAATGTTTGGAAAAGCAGGAAGAAATGTAATTATTGACCTGCTGTTCAACTTGCTTTTATCTTTTGTCGTACTATTTGTTCTTGCGTTTTGGATGGTGACAAAGAAGAAGGACGATGAGCAGGCAAAGAATGCAAACAACATTCTTATCACAATGCGCTGGAAGGCCAACAATGATATGGACCTGTGGTTAAAGTTGCCGGATGGTCGTCATGTTGGATATAATAAGCGGGATGAGCCCCCTGCGCACTTGGACGTTGACGTTGTAAACTGGCGGAAGTATCATAATCCTGATGGGTCAGAATATGTAATCAAGGACAATGAAGAGATTATTACAATTCGGTCTATTTTGGAGGGTGAATATATTGTTAATGTTCATTATTTCAATCCGCAGCAGGTTGAGCCTGGAACAGATACTGAGGTTGAGATTCTTATTCAGGATGTAAAGAAGAAGAATATGCTTTATGCTGGTAAGCAAATCATTTCTGTTCCTCGTAGTGAGACACACTTTGTTAAGTTTACCGTTGAAAAGAGGGGTAAGGGCTATACTGTTAATCAGGTTAGAACTAATAGGCCGGAATATTTTGTGGGGAAGGAATAATGTTTGAACTTTTTGTATTGAGTTTAGTTGGGCTATGTGTTGCTGCCGTAGCTGCGTTTGTGGTAGCACTAAAGAATAAGTCATGGCCTTTGGCATTATTTGTTCCTCTAATCGCACTATGTGGATCTGGCGCATATTTTTCTTATGTGTCGGTTCTCGGCTATCCGGTAGAGACAGAGTGGAATAAATTGCCAGAGAAAATTACAGTAATATATTTTAGAATCCAATCTAAAGAAAAGATTACGCTTTGGCTTTTTGATAAGGATACCACACGCATCGTGACAGTACCATACGTAAAGCCTGCAGAGGAGGGACTTGAACAAGGTCGTCCTAAGATGGGCAAGGGTATACCTGTTACTTATAAGCGTGGAGGCAAAGGCAAGGGTAATGGTAAAGGTGGACAAGGCAACGGCAAAGGTCGTGGTCAAGGTCAAGGAAATGGTAAGGGTCGGCCCGGTAATGGGAATGGACGTGGTGGTTGGCGTTATAAGATTGAAAGTTTTGGTGAGCCAGTTCCTGGTGGAAAGTTGCCGCCAAAATGAGAGTAAGTTTACCATTATGGCTTGAGGACGAAAGTATCCCTCAGTATGTTCGTGATGCTGGTAGGGAGGCGGCTGAAGACATATTTAATGTGTCTGAGGTTCCAAAGGATGTTATAGAAGCTGTGGCAGGGTTGCGTTCATGCTGTGTTCTGTGGTCGTGGCAGTATTACAATGGTGAATCGAGTGTAAGTGACAATGTTTACGATGCTGCATTTAAATATATTACGGTACGTGAGCAAAGATACCCGCAATTGATTACACCACTGTCACCCACGCAGCGAGTTGGTAAAGTTATGGAAGATAAGCCTAAAACTGAGGCTGAACAAATTGAAGAAGATTGGAGTTGATTATGGATAAGATTAATCCAGAGATGATTGAAGACACCATCCAGGTAGCTTTTTGGCGTGCAGATAGTATTTACAAGGCTACGGTTGTCAAGTGTGCAAAGCATGATATTCTTAAGGGCGAGAAGACTTTTGAGTGGTTTCTTGTCGCAGGTTGGGAAAATGAGACACCAACACATATCGTTGAGAAGATTTCAGAAATTGCTGCTGCTGATATCATGATTAAGTTTATGGTTGAGTGTACCGGACGTGTTGCTCGTCATGATCAGGAGAATGGAACTTTTGTCGTGATGGTGGATAGTTACAATGAGCCATTAATGCGCAAGTTGGCATTCAAGGCTGGTCACAATTTCCCACCAGTTACCGAAATGGTTCAGGCCATTGTTTCGGCAGGCAAGGTGGAGGATTCACCAGTGGCACAGAAGATTGCTGAGGTGTATAATATTGTCACTATGCGGACAAGCGACACTCTTGGATATCTGGCCGGTCGAATGACAGAGGCTAAGCATGTGGATATTGTACCAGTACAGTTTAATGATGATAAGCGTTGTGTGGTTCTTGATATTGACGGAGAAGAGAATGATAGTCCTACATCATAATGATATTGACGGAAGGGCCGCTGGAGCTATTATTAGGCTACAGTACCCAAACGAGAATATTAAGTTTGTCGAGATGAACTATAATAAGAAGGTTCCTTTTGAGCAGATTGAGGCGGGGGAGACTGTTTTTATTGTTGATTTCAGTTTGCAGAACCCAGGAGATTGGGAAACTTTACTTTCAATCACTGGAGACGTTCATTGGATTGATCATCATGCGACTGCAATTGAGAAGGAAGGCATTCAAAATAGGCTGCCCGGTCTAAGGCGCACAGACGGCTGTGGAGCCCTTTTGACATGGATGTATATCAAGGGTCAGGATGTCATTTCGGAAGCGCCTGAGCAAGCCCCAGAGGCCCTCAGACTGGTAGACGATTGGGACAGGTGGGTTCATTCGGATGAGCGGACCAAACCATTTAAGTATGGGCTCGAAATGCAGGACCACGGACCAGAGGCATTAATATGGCCAGAAATGCTTGGTTATGGTGGAAAAGCTTGGATTGAGCGTCTTGTGGAAGAGGGTTTGATTGCTATGAAGTATGAGAATCAGGCCAATCTTGATTATATGAAGGCATATGGTTTTGAATCTTCTATAGATGGACACTTGGTGTATGTCATGAATAAGGCACGAGTTAGTTCGCTTGCTTTCGATAAGAAAATGGACGAATACCCAATTTGTGCTTGCTTTGTGTATGATGGAGCACTATTCACAGTGTCGCTTTATACTGCCAGGGATGATATCCATGTTGGCAATATTTGTGTTGCACGAGGTGGTGGTGGACATCCAAAGGCCGCTGGCTTTCAGACAACCGAGATACCTTTCTTGAGGGTGGAATGAGATTTTCCTTTACAATTTTAACAGAATTTTTCAAAAATAGGCAAATAGACTTTTATATTAGGGTTAATAATTTTAATATTTCTTTAAGTTTTTTGAAAAAAAATTGGATAAATTCTGAAAACCCTTTATTTAGGGCTATAAATCTCGATTTTTATGGTGGCAGGGAGACTTCTATGGTGTTTACGCTTGATTTGCTTCTTACATCAGTAATATTATGTATAACCAGAGAGAAGTCGTATAAAAAATTCAAGGGACGTAAAACATGAAATATATAGAAGTTAAGATTTCAGTCAACAATGAAGGTAGAGAGCGAGAGCAGGTTATTAAGATTCCGCATACGCTTTTGGGCGAAGGAAAAGAGGATTGTCTTAATAGAGCGATGAACGAACTTTCTAAGACTACTGCATGGTTGTTGAAAGGAAGTATGAAAGATTAACGCACTTTAATGTAAAGATGCCTTGTTTTGAACGTCTATTATAGTGCGAGAGAATAAATGGGCCTACAACGGTATCGACTGGTAGTGGAGGTAATAGTAAGCGTGTCGCAGTACGGGAGGCTGCGTTATCAACCCGTAACTAAAATTTAACCGACACAGTTGAAGAAACTGAAGAACTCGAACTCTGCTGCGCATAAGCACGGCAGTCTCCTTTAGCTTTGGCATTTCGGGCTAAACGGAGTTAAAGAAAATGCTTGGGTGTGTGTAGAGTCGTGAGGCACACATCGACATTACTGCGACTGGCTCATCACAGCGTTTGTCCTGAACGGATGGGGTGAGTGAGAAAAAGAATTAGGACTACACACGTAGAAGGCTATTAAAGAAGCTGTACAGGACGAGGGTTCGATTCCCTCTAGGTCCACCAAATATTATAGGGGTTATAGTCCACCTCTTTTAACCGTGCATCACGGGCTGCAGTATGCAGTACAAGGGCGATGATAAGCGCACCGTAGAGTGTGAAATCAGACCTGGGGTATGTCATTAAAATGCCCCATTGTTACTAATTAAGGAAGTTTATAGATATGAAAAATCCTCCTAAGTGTTATGAGAGATTAAAGCAATTTGTTCTTTTAAATAGGAAGAGTCCTATAACAGTTGAGGGAACAGCCAAAAGGCTTAATTTAACACAAAGAGAGGTTCAGATTTGTTTTGGCTTTATGAATCGTGAGGGTTTATTGAGTCAGGCCACTTGTCCACGACCAAGTTGGATGCGATACGAGTGGTGTAGGGACCAGTATTGGTTAATGTAATATTGCCCGGTTGGTGTAATGGAAACATCGCTGGCTCCAAACCAGCGGCTGGGGGTTCGATCCCTTCACCGGGTGCCATAGGGACGTAGTTCAATTGGTAGAGCGCCAGACTTTGAATCTGGATGTTAGAGGTTCAAATCCTCTCGTCCCTGCCAAAAATTGTAGGAGGCATAATGATAGATTGCAAAGTATTTAAAAACGATACTCTTGCTAATTGTGAATTAAGTATAAAGAGACTCTATCTTCCTTTTACGATTCTTTGGCAATGTCCACAGTGCGGACACAAAAATGAGTTGAATTTGGAGCATGATTATATTTCTGATCCACCAGTTGGTTGCAAGTATGACGAAATGGTTGTGTGTTGGGAATGTGGTCATGAAGATACTGTTAAGCTTATAATTAATGTTGAAGTAAAGCCGGGGTAGCTCAATTAGGTAGAGCCTTCGCCTTGTAAGCGAGAGGTTGTGAGTTCGATTCTCACCCCTGGCTCCATAGAGGACACCGCAGAAGCTGCAAACAGGGTTTGAACCCCTGGGGATCTTAACGGGTCGGGGAGCGTTACCTCTGTCCTCTGCCAGAAAATAATTGGAAGTATGACCGAGTTTGGCAAGGTGCTGGATTGCTAATCCAAGGCTGTCTGTAAAAGGGCACGGTGGTTCAAATCCATCTACTTCCGCCAGGAGATAATATGTGGTTGAATATAACACTTTTAATTGTTGGTGGATTAATAATATCCGGTTTGTTTTATGCTCTTTGGAAAGAGTGTAGTAAGGTAGATGTGGCTTTTCAGGAGTTACAGAAAATAGCTGATAAATTAAATAATAAGAAGTAATGGGGGTATGACCAGAGATAGCATTGGATCTGGCTGTAAACCAGATGTGTTACACATGGGAGGTGCGAGCACTCCTGCCCCCACCATTTTTTGGAGCATTATGGAACTTTCTAAATATAAGCAGATGACACTTAAGGCTAAGGCGAAAGGATATTATGTTGCCGATGATGGTACTGTTTGGTCGAAAAAGCAACAGTTGCATCCTACAGTAAGCACTGATGGATATTTGCGTTTTAGTATAAAGATTGGGGGTAGGTCTGAGAATGTGAAGGTTCATCATTTAATGGCGTTGCAGAAGTTTGGCGATAGATTTTTGTATTCTGGTTTGCAGGTTCGGCATTTGAATGGGAATGAGTTTGATAATTCTCGTGTCAATATTGAACTTGGGACTGGAATAGATAATTCTGGAGATAAAGATAGAGAGACAATTTTAAGGACTGTTAGAATTGCTGGTAGGGCAAGACGACGGTTTTCAGACGAACAGATTGTTGAAATACGAACTTTAAGGACAGCAGGATGGACATATCCAAGACTGGCCAAGAAGTTTAAGTGTTCTAAGAGCACAATATCAGATATAATCAATAGAAAGTATTATAAAGACTAGAAAGAAAGCCCTACAGCGGACAAGGCTTTGGCCCGTGAGAAGCGAGTTGAGTGGGAGAAGTAATTCATTTACCACAACATGAGTGACAAGCCGGGATGGGATGCGTGTGGCTGACCAAGGGCTTTTTAGATAATTTGACTGCGGCAGTAGCCTCGTTAGGAAGACGGAAAGTCAAGACCTGCCTCGGTTGCAAACGGGAAGTAGGGCCTGACGAGGCACTTTTTAATTGGAGGGTAGCTCAATTGGTAGAGCCCCCGGCTGTTAACCGGGTGGTTATGGGTTCGACTCCCATCCCTTCAGCCAAAAATAAAGGAAGGTTAATATATGATTGATTTGATTGAACAGACAGTACCATGTACGATTTGTGGTGAACCTACGATAATGAGGGGCACCAAGCTTTGCGATAATTGTTGGGAGGTTTTAAGTCGTGTGTCACGTATGGACTCTCAGCACATTGCCAAGATACTGAATCGTTCTGGTAAGTGTCAGGAAGTTTTTACAAGCTTGGTTAAGAGTAAGTTTATCTAAGCTGCTGTGGTGTAATGGTTAGCACGTGATCCTGATAAGGTCGAGGCGGTAGTTCAACTCTATCCAGCAGTACCAGAAAATAAAGGGATTGATATATTATGGCTGAAGAAAAGTTTGAGGATGAGGGCGTGTGTCAGGAGTGTTTTGATTCATGCCCACCCAATGAAGCTTTTTGTTGTGACGAGTGTGAAAGGAAGTTTAACATGGGACTAATGGGAGAGTATGAGAGTGATTCCTTCTGAGGTATTTAACCAAAGGAGGAAATTATGGGTTATTTTCGGAAACCAAAGACTCGACAGGAATTAGTTCAGTTTCATGCGGACGATGTAGATTGTCAATACGAAGATGATTTTCCTCGTCCAAGGCGCAAAAGGCGGCACATCCCAACAGAATGGGATGATGTGTGGAGTAAACGAAGTAGAAGCTGGAAGAGTTATAGAAAGACCCAGTGGAAAGAAAAAGTCGTCAAAGAAAAGAAGGGCGGCAAGTTTCGTGGGCATCTTAACCCTCGGCGAATGAGGCAAACAACTAAAAAGAGTTGGTTTTGGAATCCTGAAGTCGGACGATATTATACATATGATGTTATTTGGTTTTGGGAGGGAACGAAGGAAAAGAAGGTACAGTCCTATGCTCGTCTTGTTGATAAACGAGATTGGCTTATTTGGGACATAGAGAAAGAAGTTTGGATTAGTTTATATCGATAGCGGGGTAGTGCAGTTGTGGTTAGCACGCCAGTCTCATAAGCTGGAAGTCGGGAGTTCGACTCTCCCCCCCGCTACCACGGACGGATAGCTTAAGAAGTAAAGCCCTGGTCTGAAGAACCAGTCATACCTGTGCAAGTCGGGTTCCGTCCACCAATCTAGCTATGGGGGAGTTTAGTAACCCGCCTGGTTTGGGGCCAGGAGATCGCTGGGGCAGAGCCAGCTAGCTAGACCATGCGGCTGTGGTGTTCAATGGTAGCATGTCGGTCTTCCAAACCGAGGGTGTGGGTTCGAGTCCCACCAGCCGCTCCATTTTTTTAGAGGTCAACAATGAGAGAAGATTTAGACAAAAAACTTTGTAAGGAATTCCCCAATCTTTATGGGGATAGAAATACTTCAATGACAGACACCTGTATGTGTTGGGGGTTTCAGTGTGGTGATGGATGGTTTCAGCTTATTTACGATCTTTCTGTAAAGCTGGAGGCATTGATTTTAGACTGCCCAGAAGAAGAGCGTGAACAATATCGAGCCGCACAAGTAAAGGAAAAGTGGGGTACACTATCTTTCTATATGACTTCAGGTACTGGGGAAATGTGGAAGGTTATTGAGGAAGCAGAAAAAAATTCTCAATTTGTTTGTGAATTATGTGGTGAGCCTGGCGAGCTTAGAGGTGGAAGTTGGATATTGTGTCTTTGTGATAAATGTCAGGCTAAGCGATAGATTAATGCCCCTGTGGTGGAACGGCAGACACGCGAGATTCAAAATCTCGTTCCCGAAAGGGAGTGAGGGTTCAAATCCCTCTGGGGGCACCATTTTTTTATAGGGGTATTTATGCGAGGTATTTGTAAGGCTTGTGGTGAAAGCGATAGACTTTTAGATGATACAGGTCGATGTTATTTAGATTGTGTTGGAAGTTCGTATAAAGATGAAGTGCGTTGTCCTAAGTGTGGTCACAGATTTGATTATGAGGTATGTGACTATGAGGGGGAGACTGAGCACGATGTAGAATGTCCTAAGTGTGACTATGAATTTGAGATTGGGATAGAGATTGATTATAGTTTTTATCTACATAGTCCAGAAAGAATCATAGAGGAAAAGAGCGATGAATAAGGGGCCTTTTACAAAAGAACAAATAGAAATTATTAATGAATATCAAAAAAATATGTATGTTCATCCCTTAACATGTGGCAATGCAAAATGTAGAGCCGTGTTAGAGATGACAGAGAATGGATTGGTATGCCCAGAATGTGATTACACACAAGATTGGGTGCCAGGATGTTTTATAGATGGAGTGTAGCTCAGGAGTTAGCAGCATCCGCCTTATAAGCGGGAGGTCGTAGGTGCAAATCCTACCACTCCAACCAGCGGGTCTGAAGCTTTAATAGTGAAGCACCAGGCTTTTAACCTGGGGAATTCGGAGCATTACCGGACAGACCTACCAAAAACAACGGAGGAATAATGGAATACACAGATTACACACAAAAGTTGGCAAAGCAGGTTTCGGAATTGGGAGAGCAACTAAAACAAATTGACGCTATACACTCTAAATTTCATGATATAACCATTGAGGTGAGTCGTTGGGGAACTGAGCGAATATCATCTGCACTTGCTAATAAACATGTGGAAGATGTGGATTTTGTGGCGGATTGTGGGTGTTGTTCAGATGCCCCAATGTATGCTTTGCCATTTTTAATGGTGGAGGGTAAAAGAGTATATAGTTCTCCAGTTAGATTCTATCTTGGCGACCATAATGCATGTGGCTATGGTATAATTGAGCGTGGAGGCTGGGAAAGGGAAATGCGTGAGGCTGGAATGCCAGAGTCAATTATTCTTAAAACACGCAATTTTCTTACTGAAGAAAGTCCAAGGTATTACAGTGATGATGAAGATGAAGATTATTTGGACGATGTTTGATAAGATTGACGCTTTTTGTCGTTGGATAGATAGGCGTTTTTTGGTTCTTGGAGACGAGATTCCACAAGATATTCGTGTTTGTTGGCATAGGTTTTGGCGAGTTATTGACTATATTCCTATAATTTGGCACGATTGGGATTTCAATTGTGAGCCTGGCATATTTGAGCTTATGAAGAAAAAGCTTGAACGCCTTAAGCCAGAACTTGTTCATCATGTGAATGCAGATGAGGATAGGCGTAAGATAAAAATTTGTATCGAGCTTCTTAATAGGATTATTACAGACAAGTACGAAGATGATTTTGCTGAGGCGCACGATAAGAAGTGGGGTAAGGCCAAGTGGCGATTTGAGCCATGTGAGGACCGTCCAGGATACAGCACATTGCATTTCGACCGGAAGCATGCTGTGACAGACGAAGAGAAGGAGAGGTGTCGTAGGGAGTTTCTAAAGGGCTGTAAACATGCTGCCCGACAAAAGCAGAGAGCTATTGATTATGTAATGAAGATGGTTGGTAAATGGGCACAGAATTGGTGGGATTAGAATGGAACAAAAAGATGACTTGATTAATCTTAGGGTGTTGCCAGAAAACGTTATTGTTATGTCATCTGGTGCATTTTCAAAGTTTATAGAGGATTTAGGTAAGCCAGCAGAGCCAAATGAGGCTCTAAGGAAGCTTATGCAAGAGCCTTCTGTATTTGGTGAATAATTTTTCATGTAACAAATGGGCGAATTAAACGTCTATTATATTGGGGTGTCTTAGGGCGCGGGTGTAGTTTAGTGGTTAGAACTCCTGGTTGTGGCCCAGGTGACTCGGATTCGATTTCCGACACTCGCTCCCAAGGGCACCTATTTTTTTGGAGAAGCGTTATGAAGGACAAGAGACACTTAGCGGCAGTACAAAGAATGTTGAATGGAATGCCAGATATGAGCAAAATGGAACCAGTTAAAACAAAGAGGCCAGATCCAAATGAGCCGAAGGTGTTAAGGCGTCAAAGAATTAAATCTGAGATTTACATAGAAGGTCCAATTGAGGACGTTATTAAGATGCTTCAAGATATCAAGGCAGAGGCAGAAGCCAAGGGATTTTTTGATATCTATGTGGACATTCATACATATATAGATTGTCATTGTGAGGAGGTCGATATCAATATAGAGGGTTCTCGGTATGAAACCCAAGAAGAGGTACAGAAGCGTCTAAAAAAATCGTTGAGCGCCAAAAAGTCGGCTGCAAGACGTAAGAAAAATAAAGAAGAAAAAGAGCGTAAAGAGTACGAGAGACTTAAGGCTAAATTTGAAGGGAAGTAATTATGGGTGGATTTGACGATTTGTTTGCTGATGCGCTATCAAAGAAGATGGCCGAGGCAGTTGAGGTGGAGTGTTCAAATTGTGGGCAGAAGATGCTCGCTATGCCGGATGAAAAAAATCCCTTGTGTTGGGATTGTGACGAGGAGGAAGATGAGGAGAGTGAGTGAAAAACCAGATAGGTGCCCAATTTGTGGTGATTTGACACTACATACGGTACATGGTAGTTTTGTTTATAATACGCCAGATAATTGCACACCGGCCATAGTGGTGGTCGATAATGTTACGTGGGAACAGTGTACGAATTGTGGCGAGGAGTTTCTAACTTCGGAAATTACAGACCAACTTGACAAAAGGGTTAAGAGAGTTGAAAGTTTTCAGAATAAGGCTAAAGGAGACTGGAAATTGGATTGATTGTGCCCGTCCTGGGACACAACGTTCAAGGACCAATAAGTTATATTATTCACTTGGTTCTGCAAAAAATGCTATCCGTGGTATGTTGAAGGCGTGTACGGCCAATATGCGCATACCAGAAGATACATATGAGATTGTAGAATTTACTTTGACGGAAAACACTATACATGAGGTTTAACATATGGACAAGATGGAATTATTGGACCATCTACATAGACTTAGGCAGGCAGAAGAGAACGGATTGGTGACAGAGCGGCAGGAAGGCCATTTATCTCTTTTCAAATACACTCAAGATTGCGCATTCAAGAAACGATGGTCAAAAACGGCGAAAAAAGCCCGTGGTATTATTCTTGATAACAGAACTGGGGCAATAGTTTGTCGTCCTTTTGATAAATTCTTCAATATTGATGAAATGCCAGGCACTAAGCGCAAGGCAATCTTACATCGTATGAAGATGCGCAAGTTTAAAGTCTATGATAAGCTTGATGGATCTATGATAGCTTTGTGGTATTATGACGGTAGATGGCACACTTCTACAACTGGCGCTATCAACTCTAAGCATTCTGAACATGCAATGGGTCTTTTGGAATCTAAGTATCCACAATATCAAGAGTTAAGTCCGAACCAAACTTATTTGTTTGAGATGATCGGTGTGGATTGGGATAGGAAGGTTGTGCATTACAAGGAAGAGAAGCTTGTTTTGCTTGCTATGATGTGGAATGAGTGGGACTTAAGAGAGTGTTCAGATGAGGTTTTGGATGCTGTGGCGAGTCATTGTGGTTTTGGTCGTCCTGTTATGTTTGATTTTGATCCAGATGAAGTTCTGTCTGGAGATCATATAGATGATGATGCTGAGGGCTATGTTATTCAGCTTGCAGATGGAACCAGGACAAAGCTTAAGTCTTTGCGCTATGTGCGTTTGCATAGATTTATGGGCTTTATTAGACCGAAGCGCATTATAGAGTTTATGCGTTCGCATACAGATTATGATGATTTGCTGGATAGTTTGCCGGTTCATATGCTCGAACAGTTTGATGATTTGTTTGCAGCAATCAATGGCATAAAGAGCGAAGTGCTTGATGAGGTTGAGGCTGTATGGAGACTGGTAGAAGATCCAGAAAACTATAAGGCATGTGCGCTATTATTTGCAGAGAATGCCAGTGAGGAAGTCAGAAGTATTTTGTTCGCTCGAATGAGGGGCAAGCCAATAGAAGAAGTTGTTTGGAAGGCTGTAGAAAAGCGCACTATTGAAGAAATTATTCAATAAATATGGTAATTTTTGTGCGAATTTAACGTCTATTATAGTAGAGGATTGTTTTTTTGAAAGTGTTTTATAGGAGAAAGTAAGGTGTCTGTTGATAAGCGCGGCAAGAGTCGTAATCGTCGGTTAGCGGATCAGGAAGTTAATGCTGGTAAGAAGCGCAAGAAGCGTGACAAGCTTCGTATTGAGGAGCTTGAAGCGGAAGAAGAACTCGATTGGTTCTTGGAGGAAGATGATGGAATTTACGAAGTACGTTAGTATAGAAAACTCCTATAGGGAGAAATTTATAGATCGAATGTTGATGGAGTTCCCAGAGCTTCAGAACATCCAGTTTATAATCACAGAGAAAATTCACGGCACTCATACAATGTTTGTATTTGAGCCTAATGGGGATATGCACATTTGTTCTCGAAATCGAAGACTTGGTTCACGAGACGATAAGCACTTTGGCATTTGGGACTATGTAGATGCAGAGCTTACAGAGCTTGTTAGCAAGATGAAAGAATATGCTGAGAGCCAGAACAGCACAATCACACTGCATGGCGAGTTCTTTGGGCCGGGGATTCAAAAGGGCATTGACTACGGGAAGCGTAAACGCTTTCTTATCTTTGATATTAGAATTGACAGCGAACTTATGCCTCAGTCAACCTTGATTGACATAATGGCACATCATGGACTTTTGAGTTATCTTGTACCAATTATTACAGTTGTGGATGGATTAGAGAAGGCTTTGGCTTTCAATATAGAGTTTGATTCTTTGCTTAGTTCAAATGAAGACAATATTTGTGAAGGCATTGTTATTAAGCCGTTCAAGAAGGTGTTTCGCCATTGGGATGGGAAGACTTTTTATCTTAAGAAGAAGAATGCGAAGTTTTCTGAGAAAAAGCAGACGGGTAAGCCAAAGGAAGCGGTGGTTTATTTTGAGCAAGTAGAGCGGCTTAGGGCTGAGTTTATATCATACATTACTGAGAATAGGGTTCAGAATGTGTTTTCAAAAGAGGGTGAAATAGATGATCCAAAGAGTATCGGTCGTTATATTGGATTTGTAATGAAGGATGCTCAACAGGACTTCGAGAAGGATTTCGGCGACCAATTACAGGAACTTGAGAAGAAGGAAAAGAAGCACGTCTTTGCAGGAACAGCGAAGATGATTGTCGATATTCTAAGGAAGCATCTGTAAAGGAGGGTGTTATGGATACACCTAGGCGTTCGTTTGCAAAAGCTGTTATTTGGGAACTTACTGGCATAATGACTATGTTGATAGTGGGAATGCTAACTGTTAAAAATCAAGCAGAAGTAAGTAAGATGACATTTCTATTTTATGGCATTCGTTTTTTTATGTTTTTTGGACATGAGCAGTTATGGACTCGCTATATCAAGTGGGGAAAGGTGCATCGGCATGAAACTCACAATCGGTAATTGGTTTAGAATCGGATGTTCTATCCAGAAAAGGAAGCGGAGTCGGCAAAAGGGCTGGTATTTTGGTGCTGAGTTTAAGTTGTTTCGTTTTTTCGCCAGCTTTTCATTTTGCTCATGGATTAAGCGTGAGGGTTGGAAGATAAAACGAGATATCCCGCTTATTCCAAAAGAGTTGTTTCGTATGTATTCTTGGAGAAAATGTACTTTAATGTTAGGAAGAGAGCTTAAACAGCATGAAGGTAGAAATTTACACTGATGGCTCCGCAAAGGTCCATACGAGTAAGGTTGGTGGGTGGGCGTTTTATTGTCGGGTAACGTATCATCACAATTCTGCTCCGTTAGAATTTTGGCGGTATGGAGCAGAGAAGGACACAACGTCTAATCGCATGGAGATAACAGCTATTATAGAGGCCATGAAGTTTTTATGGACTTCCAATCTACTGGCTGAAGACATTACCATTATTAGTGATTCACAGTATTGTGTAAATGGTTGTACAAAGTGGATTCATGGTTGGATTAAGCGAGGATTTATTAACTCACAAGATAAGGAAGTTAAAAATCGAGATTTGTGGGAGAAAATCAATAATTTATTGAATCGTGTGAATCCAAAATTTCAATGGGTGCGAGGTCACAATGGCCAACCTGGGAATGAAAGGGTTGATAAATTGGCAGTAATGGCGGCAGAGCGTTTTGAAGAAAGCATAGAAAATGAATAATTCGCAAACTATTTTAGTTCCTACGCCTGTTGAAGATGTTGTTATTAGATCATTTGTATTTCCATATAGTTCAGAGGTTTATAAGGCTTTGTTGCTTAAATATGGAATAAGTGGTTGGGTACAATATAGATATATAGAAAATTTTAGCACAGAAAATAATTGTATTTATTCAATGTTGGAACTGGTTAAATGTAGGCCGAAGTGCATTCATGTTTATGGCTCATATACTGCTATGGGTTCTGATGATGTTCATTTTATAAAGGGACATATGCCACGTTCTAATAATGAATTACAGTGGGAATCTACTCCAGCATATTGGAAAGAAAAAATGGAGAGTTTTGCTTTGGAGTTGATAAACAGAAAAGCAAATAACAATAAAGAGCGTGGTGTTGATAGCAAGGAATTTATTAAGCGTGTTAAGAGCTTGATGGCAGAATTGGCACATTGCCAAATGTTTGGAATTTATCCAAATTCATATGTATTATTGGGAAGAGGTGATGGGTTGGTTGATTTTATACATCCAGATGGTAGAAAGGTGGCTGTCCGGTGTACTTTCGATAGACGCCCTCCGCATGAAGATTATGTTGCTAGATGGCGTAGTGGAATGGATAAATTGGAGGCTGGTAAAAAAGGTGTTTCAATTCCTTCATTTAAATGTTCATTAATACTTAGTAAGGAAGAATTAAAATATATAGATGAGGCTGCGTTTTTTATTGTTGATTCCAATGCTGGCAAAACAGCATTTGTAGGATCTATTACAACAGAAAAAGTAAATAGTCTGCAAATCAATAGGCAAAAGTTTTCTTTTGAAGATGGCAAAAAATGGCAAATACCTTGGGATGTTATTGCCATGCCTGATAAACATACGTGTAGAAAATGTGGAGTTAAAGAAGGCAATATATTTATTGATGATGATGATTATTTGTGTGTTCAGAGGCTGGTATATAAGGGTGAGTGGGATTACAAAAGAGAAAGGTTGCAATAATGTCTAAAACAGCATTGATAACTGGCTGCAATGGGCAAGATGGAGCATGGCTTTCTAAGCATTTGCTTGAATTGGGTTATGAAGTATATGGAATGATTCGGCGTGGTGCTACAGACAAGTTGTGGCGACTAAGACATGTTGGGGCTATCGGCAATCCAAATTTTCATTTGGTAAGCGGCGATTTAATAGATCATGCTTCACTTGGTACGCTAATGTCTAAGTATCATCCAGATGAATGTTATAATCTTGGAGCGCAAAGTTTTGTTGGAGAGTCATTCAACAGTCCGATTGCTACATGTGATGTGACTGGAATGGGTGTACTTAATCTTGTAGAAGCCATTCGTGTTCATAGCCCAGAGACAAAGGTGTACCAAGCCGGATCTTCAGAACAGTTTGGATATGATGAATGGCCTGCTGGCAAACCAATGGACGAGCGGACTCCATTCCATCCAAGGTCGCCATATGGGTGTGCTAAAACATTTGCACATCATGTGGTGCAGAATTACAGAGAAGCATATGGGATTTTTGGAAGTGTGGGACTTCTTTTTAATCATGAAAGTGAGTTGCGTGGAGAAGAGTTTGTAACTGCGAAAATATGCAGAGGTGCCGTTGAGGTTTATTTGGGGATGCGGCATGAATTGGCTCTCGGCAATCTTGAGGCAAGGCGTGATTGGGGTTATGCGCCAGATTATGTACGTGGGATGCACTTAATGTTACAGCATGATAAGCCGGATGATTTTGTGCTGTCTACTGGTGAGGCACATTCTATTAGAGATTTGTGTGATCGGGCGTTTGGATTTTTTGGACTTGATTATGAAAAGCACGTTGTTATTGATCAACAATTTGTTCGCCCATCGGATGTAAATTATCTTCTTGGTAATTCGACTAAGGCTTTGTCAATACTTGGTTGGGAAAGAGAAGTGTCATTTCAGGGTATGGTTGATAGGATGTGTAAATTTTGGCTAAATAGAGTTTCAAAAAGGTCGATTAGATAATGCTTTGGACATCACATAGAGTATACAGGGAAGATGCAAGGGATGTATTGAGTAGTCATGCTTCTGGTACAGTGGATTTGATTGTAACATCGCCTCCATATCCTATGGTCAAGATGTGGGATGAAATGCTGGGTGGCGACTTTAAGCACGATCCTTGGGGCGTGTATAATCATCAACATATGCAATTGCGCAATGTTTTACATCAGTGCGTCCATGTTCTTAGAAAAGGTGGCTTTATGTGCATCAATATAGGAGATGCAGTAAGGACGCTTGAGGGACATTTTGCACTATATCCCAATCACTCTAAGATTATAGAGTATTTGACTTCTATGGGTATGACATTGTTGCCAGGAGTTATTTGGAGAAAGCCTACAAACTCACCTACAAAATTTATGGGATCTGGGATGTTGCCTTGTGGCGCATATATGACGCTTGAACATGAACACATCCTAATCTTTAGAAAGGGTAATCCAAGGAAGCATTCTGAAAGAGAAAAGAAGATACGTAGACGTAGTGCGTATTTTTGGGAAGAGCGTAATAAGTGGTTTTCTGATTTGTGGGATGTCACAGGTGTTAGACAGAATAAAAAGGGAATACGAACTGCCGCCTTTCCACTTGAAATTCCACATAGATTGATTAATATGTTTTCAATGCAAGGCGATTTGGTACTTGATCCGTTTCTTGGTGCTGGCACAACAATGAAGGCGGCGCTTATTAACGGGCGGAATAGTTATGGATGTGAAATTCGGCACGGGTGTTTTGATATTATTTCTGACAACATGCGTGATGCGCAAGATTTAGGAAATTCGATGAATCACAGGAGGTTGGACGACCATTATAAGTTCACACAAACTAGAGAGATGAAACATCGTTGTGTTAATTATGATTTTGCCTGTATGAGTCCTCAAGAGAAGGATATCCAGTTGCAAATGATAAAAGATGTCAGCGTGGCAACCGATTTGTTTGTTGCGGAGTATACTCCACTTAGATATACAGTTTCAGTCGGAACAAAAGACCTATAGACGTATAATACTATTACATATGCTACCATTATGCTTTTAATGGTGGTTTTTTTGTATAAGTATATTCGTGGTAGGCATTTATGTCAATTCGACTTCAAATATAAAGAGCGTTGGGAGATATTATGGATCGTCGGCCTTATTTGACCGAGAACAGCAGGCGTCTAGTTGAATCGCGCTATCTGTTGAAAAATAATGAGGGAAAAGTAGTAGAAACACCAAGACAAATGTTTGAAAGAGTGGCGAAATGTGTCACTTATGCCGAAAGAACTCCAGAAGCAAGAGAATATTGGTATAATAGGGTATTGGAGCACCTACTGAATCTTAATGTTATGCCAGCATCGCCATATTTGTTTAATTCTCGTGATCCATCAGTCGATACTCCTGGTGGGCTTTTTTCATGTTTCGTTTTACCACTTGCAGATTCTATAGATGGTATATATGATACTATGGGTAATTGTGCCAGGGTCTATCAAGCTGGTGGAGGTATTGGTATTGATATCTCTGTGCTGCGTGAGAAGGGCTCTATCGTCAAAACGTCTAAGGGTAAGTCCTCTGGGCCACTATCCTTTTTGGAGGTGTTTGACGCCTCCTCAAACGTTGTGACGCAAGGTGGTGTTAGGCGTGCAGCGTCGATTGCGTTTATGGATATGGATCATCCAGACATCGAAGAATTTATTACTGTAAAGTCGCAGAATCTGCAAGAGATTAATCGACTAATGAGGATTGTACTAAGTTCTACAGATAAGACTCTCAAGAAGTTTGCCGAGATGGAGATGGAAAAACTTCAAAGATTAACCAAATTTAATCTATCTGTCAAATTGACAGACAGGTTTATGAAGGCGGTTGAGGAAAATTCTGATTGGAACTTAGTGTCGCGCCAAAATGGCAAGGTTGTAAAAACCGTTAAGGCGAGGCGACTTTTTAATATGGTGTGTGAATATGCTTGGAAGAGTGGAGATCCGGGTGTTTGTTTTATTGATACTGTAAATGAAGGCAACACTATGCCACACCTTGGCAGGATAGAAGCTTCCAATCCGTGTGGTGAATTGTATATGCACCCATATCATGCGTGCAATTTGGTTGCTGTAAATCTTAATAAGTGTTTTAAAGGTGGTGAGTTTCTTCATTCTCTACTTGAGGATATGGTGCGTACAGCAGTGAGGATTGCAGAAAATGCAATTGATGTAAGTTCATATCCACTGAAGCAGATTGAAGAGTGTGTCAAGAAGACACGTGGAGTTGGCATTGGCCTAATGGGTTTTGCCGACATCCTAATTGATTTGGGCATTCCATATGATTCTGAAGAGGCACGTGATCTTTTGCGCCACATCGGAGAATCAGTAAAGGAATATGCTATTATGGAGTCCATAGAGTTGGCGAAAGAACGTGGACTACCTGAAAATTGGAAAGGTTCAGTTTGGGAAAAGAAGGGAATCAAAATTCGCAACCTTTGGCATACAACATTGCAGCCAACAGGTAGTGTTGCTATGGTAGCTGGGGCAAGTCATTCCATTGAGCCATATTTCAATGTATTCTATCGAAGGCGCACATATGATGGTGACATCTATATTGAATTGAATCCAAAGTTTAAGGCTTGTATTGAAGCTGCAGGTCTTGACATCAATGCAATCATTAAGAAGCTTGAGAAGGTTGGGTCTATTCAAAAGATAGAAGAAATTCCAGCAGACATTAGGAGGTTGTTTAAGTGTGCGGCTGATATTTCGGTTGAAGATCATATCAAGATGCAAGCAGCAGCACAAGAGAATGTGGATTCTGGTATTTCAAAAACAATCAATATGCCACCAGATGCGACCGTACATCATGTTGCTGGAGCATACAAATTGGCACACAGACTTAAGTGTAAGGGCACCACTATATTTCGTGAAGGTAGTAAGGCTGGTGTGCTAAGTGTTGGGTCAAAAGATGATAAATATCACGAGGAACTTCGTGACTTCCTATTCCAGAAATATTGTCGAGAGGGACTAACAGCAAAAGAGATTGCCGATCTTCTTGGTGTGTCAGAACAAAAGGTATTCGCTAAACTTAAGCGATATGGTATTCGCAAAGAAGAGCATGAAACAGCACGCCAGGCGAGTATGCAAAAGCTTACACGTTCATTAACAGAAATCATAATGGCCAATATATTAGTTGGCCACTCTAAGCTTACTACTGTTGACCATCAATCATCATATCGACAGGTTGCCGATCATTTGGTCTATGCTCATGATGTTCGCAAGCAATTTTTAGATCATGGGATTGTATGTGGCCCCATCGAGAGCATTGTGACGGATAAGACTTATTATTACTTTGACACACACTTTTTGAAAGATTTGTATGATACTCCAATTGATTATGATTCCGTTATTGATATTTCCACTAAGCGAGAATTGCGGGAGTTTGTTACTCCGTATTTTGTAAGACATTTATATCTTGTTGGTGGTATTCAAACTAAACACGGTGGTATCAAGTTTAAGTCCAACAGTAGAAATATTGGTGTGTTGAAAAAGTTTATGGAGGTGTTCTCGGAAAAGACAGAGATTGAAGTTAAGATAACAGATGAGCGTGTTTATATACCTAAGTCTGCTGTTGAAGATTTTTATACGTTTATTGAAGACGATACCACAATAGAAGCGACGGCATCTAAGAAGAAATTGATTTGCCCAGAGTGTGGTAGCGAATTGGCCATAACAGAAAAGTGTAAAACTTGCCCATCGTGTGGATGGGGTGCTTGTTCAGTGTAGGAGGACGTAATGGAAGAACAGAGAGCCGAAAAGGTAGAAGAGAAGAAGGAATCGACAGACCTGAAGGAGCTTATTCAGGAGGTCGTGGAAAGGTATGGTGAGATGCCTCTTATGCCCATTGAGGATGTCGAGATGGGGGCAAGGCGTGTTTTCCATGTTAGGGAGGCAGATGCAAGTGCAAAAGATGGTGTGTCTGTTAAGCGGTATCGTGCCAAGAACAATTGTCGAAAGTGTTATGGCATGGGTTACGTTGGGCTGTTTGAGTCTAATGAGGAGCAGTATGGTGGATTGCCATTGCTGCAGCTTTGTTCGTGTCTGCGGGAGGTAAAACATGAGTGATCGAGAAGAAAATAGGATCAACTGGGGTGACAAACCAGTTAAGGCCAACTCTGCAGACCCTGTTTTGAAAAAGAGCAGGGCATTTAGAGAAGTGACACCAAGTGGTGTGATAGCGGGAGAAATCCAGGACATCATTACTGATAACCAGATAGGAACAATAGATGGTGAGTAAGTCGGAAATCACCGGCATTGAAAAACAAATCATAGATATAGCAACAAAGCGCCCATTAGTTTATTCTGATATAGAGCCAATCGTAGAGTATATTGCTGCTGTTAAAAGCAAACAATTTGGTTCTATTGGTGTGTATGCTATTGATGATGTTGCACAAGAAATTCGGCTTAAATGCTCGAAGATTATTGCGAAATTCAGGCCGGGAACACATTCTGCATTCAATTTTTTTGGAAGATGTGTTGACAATTGCCTTAGAGATTTAAGGCGTCGTCATACATTGCGTAGAACAAATGTGTGCGCTCGCTGTGTGTTTTATAGAAATGGTGAATGCTTTCTTCATGGGGAAGATTTAGAAAAATGTGATAGATATAAGGACTACCTAGAGAACAAAAGGAAAAAAGAGGGGATTGCGCATATGAGATGTGATCCTGAGTTCTCGTGGAATACACAGCAGAGCAATGGGTTTATTTTTGATCAAGAAGAATATTATGAACGGGCGATAGATGATATAGGCGTCATGCTTCCAAGTGGTTTGATAGTGCCATATAGAATGATGCTTGCTAATTCTGGAATATCACCCGAAGACGAGGAAAGATTGTTTGATGCAGTGAAGGACGTAGTGTATAATACACTTGATTGGTAGGAGGATTTATGTTGTATAAAGATGCGTATATTTCAAAGGTTGTTTGCCTAAAGTGTGGTAAAAAGGTTGACCTTGATAAGTTGGCCATACTTGACGTTAGTGAAATGGAAGATGTGCCAGAAGATATTAAGGCACGTGGTGCATTTTTTCAGACGTTTGCTTGTCCTGAGTGTAAAACAAGTATGTTTCTTGGCTTTGTCGCAGAAGAAGAAGAGAGTGCTGAAGAAGAAGCAAAGCCGGTAGTGAAGAAGCGTAGGCGTCGGAGGAACAAAAAGACAGCGAATGCCGATAAGCAACCAGTTGTTGAAGACAAAGGAATAGAAGAAACTGGCATTGCCAAAAATCCTCGTGTTAAAAGAGCAGAGGATGGCACAATAGACATCGAGGCAAGCGTTAATAGGCTACCGCAGCAAAAAGCAAAGTGTTCGCAATGCGGCAAAGAGTTCGATGTTGGAACACAGGATATGATGGCATTTGGTAGCAAGTGCAAAAGTTGTATGAGTAGTTTGATCGGTGGTGGAAAGAGGTAAAAATGGGCATTCGTAAGAAATATGTTTTGACGCCTAAAAAAGAGAGGTTTATTAAAGAAAACTATCTCAAAATGACTGATGAGGAGATGGGCAAAATTTTGCATGTTCCTCGTGGTACGGTGTTGAAGTGGAGGACGCAGAGACTTGGTTTAACCAAAAGAGGCGTTCAGTCTAAGACGAGTGATAATGAAATAATAAAGGCTCCTGTCAAAGCCGTAAGTCTAAAACGCATGTCTGAAGAGGAAAGGCGTGAGTTCTTTTTACATCAGTTGAGGCAAAGGCCACGATATCATTTGATGAGACAGGGGTTGAGCGTAGATGAACTAAGGCTGTACGAGGAAAAGTATGTGGAGTATTTTTCTTCTCCTGACATAGAGACTTTGACATCTCATGAGGAAGATGATCTGCATGAATTAACAATGCTTCAAATAACAATTCTTAGGTTGCGAAAAGAAGAATTTGAATCGAGGCAGAGTGGTCAAACACTTGTAGATAATAGTAAGCAGATCAAGGAAGCAACTGAGCTTATTTTGAAGTTCAAACATAGTTTGGATATTGAACGTGGACAGCGACTAAAGAAACAAGAGGATAGTGCTACAAACTTTACAAACTTAATTAGAGAAATCAATGAAAGGCACACTCGCGTTTTGGCCGGTGAAGAGGCTACAATGTTGAAATTTAGGATGGAGGAAGCTGTCAATTTGTTGGTAGACAACGATTTGGCTCTAGGAGTAGAACCCGTTGATTTGGCTAAGAATTTTATAGACGGGAAGCTACCTGCAGACTATGAGCCACCTAAACTTGAGGAAAGGGTGGACAAGGATGCCAAAAAAGCAAAAGGCGAAGAAAAGTCCTGAACTACCTTGGATTATCTGCGACACCAGGGAGAAAAAGGGATTTCATTTTAAGAAGAGTAAGAACTGTGCTGGGATGATTGTACAGAAGCTTGATTATGGAGATTATTCCATTAAGGGGCTTGAGCATTTTGTAATCATAGAAAGAAAGCAGACGATTACTGAATTATGCAACAATCTCGGCAAGCATCGTGCAAGATTCTACCGTGAGATTGAGAGAATGGACCATGTGGATCATAAGTTTATTGTGGTTGAGGATTATCTGTCTGCTATTCATAATCAGCGGTACACACGTATGAGTGCGAGCGCAATTCTTGGCTCAATTGTAAGCCTGATGTTGAAACATGATATTCAGGTTATATTCGCTGGTACACACAAAAATGCACAGGACATTTCGAGGAAGATTTTGATTAAGGCGTATCAATACTTTCTTGAGTATCAAGCCGAAGAGGAAAAAGCGGAACGAGGAGATTGGGACTAATGCCAGAAGGTACAATTATAAATCCAGATTATTACTGGGAAAATGAGGTTGATCCAGAACTTCTTATTAATCCGCTTACGCAAGGTGAGTGGACTACAAAAATTGAAGAACCATTTTTTGAAATTGCCGGGTTGTCATATTATAGTTTAGGTTGGGCGTGTAAATATATTCTCAATACAGAACTTGCGGCATATCAGACAGCATTCCTATATATGTTGTGGACTAAAAAATATCCACTGCTGCTTGCATCTCGTGGTGCTTCTAAAACATTCACGCTGGCAGTTTATGCAACCTTACGTGCTTTGTTTGATCAAGGTAGTAAGGTTGTTATCGTATCAGCCACCTTCCGTCAAGCTAAACACATTTTCACTGAAATAGAAAACATATATAAGCGAGCCCCTTTGCTTAGGGCATGTGTTAGAGAGAAACCAAGAAAAAGTGTTGATCATTGTATATTCAAGGTAGGCGATAGTACAATCACTGCGCTACCTATGGGTAATGGAGATGGTATTCGTGGTCAACGTGCATCACACATTATTGTGGACGAAGTGGATTCGGTAGATCCAGAAACAATGCATGTTGTTGTACGTGGTTTCGCAGCCACACAGCTTAATCCTATGGCGAAGATTAAAGAGGCTGCACGTAGAAAGCGTGAGGGGCTGAAGAAGGTTAGAAAAGTTGGAGAGGGCAACCAGATTGTTATCGCCGGTACGGCTGGGTTTACTGGTGGCAATTTCCACAAGTTATATCAGCAGTATGAAACCATTGTTGCGAGCGAAGCTATCGGTTATGGCTATGAAGTCGCGGACAAACTTGGCCAAGACCTTGGAGATATGTGGGTTGATTATCGTGATTATGGGATGATAGCACTGCCTTGGTTCTTTGTTCCAGAGGGTATGTTGGATAGAGATATGATTTCCAATGCCAAGATGACCATGAGTACAATGTTGTTCAATATGGAATATAATTGTATCTTTGCTGACACATCTCATGGATTCTTTAAACACCAAGATATTATGCGTGCAACATCGAGTGGTCAGAATGGATTTGTTGTTAAGCCTAATGGCACTCTTGGTCGTGAATATGTGATGGGGGTTGACCCTGCGCGTACAAGTGACGCATTTGGAATAGTAATAGTTGAGCTTGGCAATCCTCGAAAGGTGGTTTATTGTTATACATCTATTAATGAGCCGTTTACTAAAAATGCTCGCCATATGCTTGAGTTGATGGAAAAGTTTAATATTGTTCGGGTCGGCATGGACCTTGGTGGTGGTGGATTGGCGGTAGAAGACTTTTTACAAGATCCACAAATGCTGGACGGACGCTCACCCATTTATCGTTTTGATGAAGATAATAAGTCACGACCTGGAAAATATATCCTTAATATGATTAATTTTGAAACACGGTGGATTGAGGATGCTAATTTCCAACTTCAGAAAAATATTGAAGATCGTGAAATTTTATTTCCAAGTCAGACTTTATCCGGCAAGAAATACAAAGGGGAGAATATTGATGTTATGGAGGAGATCCATAATGAGATCGAGGCGTGCAAAAAAGAGTTGGCTCAAATCTCAGTAACTCAAACTATTACTGGCAAGAGGCATTTCGATATTCAGCCTTCTTTGGAGGATAAAAAACGTAAGATAAAACCACGTAAAGATAGATATAGTGCGCTTTTAATAGCAAATTTTATTGCGCATGAAATGGCTGATTATAAGAACCCACAGAAGGATTCATATCGGAATTGGGCTGACCCAGGTGCGTATGGTGGATGGTCAGAAGATTTCAGTCGTATTTAATAGTGTAGACACTGTATTTTTTTAGCAGTTTATCGAACAGGGATTCAAATATGAGTACAGATAATAAGCAGAATGGACTTGAGGGCTTGAATAATACCAACAGAGACAAGGCAATTGCTGCTTGGCATGAAAGTCATAGTGAAGAGAATGCCCCGATGTCAGAGCGTGTTATTAGTCGTCGGTTGTCTTCCACTACCAATGGAACCAATTATGATTTATTTTCTCGCTCAAAGTCTAAGCCCATAACAGAAAAAATAAAAACTTGTAGAAGTGCATATTTTAATATTGGTCTAATTGGCAATGTTGTAGATATTATGACTGACTTTGCCCTTGAAGGACTAACTATTGTTCATGAATCATTAGCCGCAGAAAGATTTTTTAATAAATGGGCGAAAAAGGTTCAGGTTCATAGGGTTGCAGAAGAAATATTAAAAGACATCTATAGAGATGGTAATGTGCCCATAGTACATTATGATGCTAAAATTTCTGAGGACTCTGTACGACGTATGAAGCGTGCTGTGGCTGCAGTTGGTGGATCAGACCTATTTTGTAAAGATGATGTAGAGCCAATGGTAATTCCCTATAAGTTTAGGGTTTTAGATGTTTTACATGTCAAGAGCAGGGGCAAGGATCTATTTGGAAGACCATCTTATTATTATGAGTTCAATCTTGATGAGGTCAAGGCAACTCTTAGGCGCACAGATCAAGAAACAAAAGAACTCGTTGCCCAAATGAAGAAGGGCATGACTCCAAAGCAGTGGGAAAGATTTATTACGACTGGAGAATTTCCACTTACTGATCTATATATGATCTATTACAAAAAGGATTCATATACTGATTGGGCCATTCCTATGCTGTGGAGAGTCGTAGATGATCTAAAATTCAAGCATACACTGCGAAGTATGGATATTTCTATTGCTGAGAGTATTCAGAATGCGGTTCAGATTTTTAAGCTTGGCGATATTAAGAGTGGTTATCCACCTTCGCCAGCGATGTTCCAAAAATTTGCTGATATGCTTAGAAATCCCTCAAAATCAAAACAAATTGTGTGGGATGACCTTGTTTCTATTGAAAGTGATTATCCTGATACCGGGAAGATCCTTGGTGCGGATAAGTATACCCAGGTTAATGCTGATATATTGGCCGGTCTGGGCATTTCTGAGGTCTTGATTGGTGGACCTGGGGGCAAGTATTCAAATTCATTCCTAAGCTGTAGGACGCTATTAGAGAGGCTTGAGACGGGCCGCTATCAGGTTCTTGAGTGGCTGTCTTGTCATTTGATGAATATTAGCAAGGCTTTGGGGCTTAGAAAGCCACCCGTTGTCAAATTTGCACATATGTCATTGCGTGACGAGAATGCAGAAAAGAAAATGCTTCTTGAGCTTGTTGATCGTAACATTATATCTTATAAGACTTTACTGGAGCGATTTGGCGAAGACCTTGATATTGAAGTTAATAGAATGCGCAGAGAAGATAAGTTGCGCAAATCTCTTGAGGAAAAGTCACCTAACACACTTAAGAAATTGGGTAAATTTGGTCCTCACGATCAAGGTCAACAGGATAATGATAATGAAGCAAGTAGTGCTCCATCAGCACAGGGTCCAGCAGGTGAGGCAGGCGGTAGACCTGAAAAGGGAGAAAATCCTGCACCAGAACAAAAGCAGGAAGTTCAACGTGACACCAAACCAAAGGGCATGGCTGTAGATAAAAAATATAAAGTTGCTGCTTATCAGGCTTTCAAAAATATTAAGCAGGTTGTAGCAGAACAAGTTGCTGAATCGCGTAATGTTAAGGCAAGTGCGTTAAATGCTGCCGATTTGGCAGAAATAGGCGAAATTGCTATGGATGTAATGTCGCGGTTTAGTAATATAGAAAGTATTAATAGCGAAAATATTATTAATGCCGTATTCTATAAAGTGGAAGCGCCTGCTAAGTTAGACAGGTGCGTCAAGCAAGTTTATAAGAAACTTGTTAAGAAGTATAAAGAGAAGAATGGCAAGGCTCCGTCTGAAAAGGCGAAGGATAAACTAAGAAGTTCTGCTTGGGCAATTTGCCGGAAGCAGTTAGGAGAATAAATGGACTGGGTTTCGCTACTTCAAGAAAATGGCTTAGCCGTTGTATGCGTCTTCGCACTAGGCTTTGCATGTTGGTTTTTGTTGAAGCGAATATTGTCAGACCACGAAAAAGATAGGACTGTGTGGAAAGAAGTGATTGATAAGCAAAGCGGAGTTAATCAAGCCAACATCCTAAAGCTTACAGAAGCAGTCCAAGGACTTACCTCTTGCATCAATACCCATGATTCTAATAATAGTAATCAACACCAGAGGATCGTTGATGCATTAAACCGTATAAATAGAGAGGGTTAGGAAATGAAAAAGAATCTTGATATTTTGAGCGAAGTAGAGAAAGTCATGAGTGAAGGTAAAGCAACAGCTAAAATCGTAAACGAGGAAACAATGCATACTATGCAGGAGATTTGGCTGGAGCTTGAGAATAAGTCTGATAGTGACGGTCCTATTTATATGGACGGAGTATATATTATTATTCACCGTGACTCCAAAAATGAGGTTACGAGTGTTATTGTTGAGGGTGCCCATAGTTTGGAAGCCTGGGACGATATAATGAAGTATGTTAAGGGTTTGAAGTAATGAGCAAGTTGCATAAGACACGATTTATTGCCAAAGCCAGCGTGATGCCTACTGCATTAGAGACGCATCATGAAGAAAAAGAAGAGGCTTGCGACGGAGAGTATATTGATGCTCAAATAGACCTTATGCGCATTGACGCAGTTTTGGTTTCAGTTGGTATGAATCGTAACGACGATGTTTTTCTTGGTTCTGAGTTATTGGAAGCCAGGGATACTGGTCGTCACAAACCAATGAATATTGAACATGATGATGACAGGATCGTGGGGCATATTACTGCAACATATCCTGCTAAAAAAGATGGCAAGAGGATAGAAGAGGAACAAATTCTTAGCGACCCGGACAGTGTTCCGACGTTCTTTGATATTATCAGTGAGTCCGTTATGTACGCGCATGTTTTTCCAGGAGAGGCACGCACAATTAGGGAGTATGCGCAAACTGGCGAGCTTTTTGTTAGTGTTGAAGCTTGGTATTCGGACTATGATTATGCTGTAGGTAGTAGAATCGTAGAAAGAAATGCCATTACGTCTGCTTACATTGAGCCGAAGTTGAGGATGAACGGAGGGGATGGTCTTATTGAAGGCCAAAAAGTTGGCAGAGTGTTAAGGAATTTGACTATTGCCGGAATCGGCCTGGTCGAAAAACCTGCCAATAAGGACAGTGTGATACGTTCTGTTTGCGATGAGCATGTTGGTACTACTGTAGTATCGGATGAGCTTCAACGTTTACTTGAGGAGAACACTAAGGGATTTTTGTTCTCCGCAGACCCAGAGGAGGTATTGATGGCTGGGGAAAAACTTGATAAGACGCAGGCGAATGCATCTCAGGAAGAGCAGCTTAAGGATGAGCAGCTTGAGGCGACTCCAGAAGGGACTGAGGAGGAAACTCCCACATTGAATGAGTCCGAAGAGGAAACACCGAAAGTTGAAGAATCTTTAGAGTCTGACAGCACTGACGTAGAGGTAGAGGCATCTGAGTCTGAGGTGGATAATCGTTTAGCTGAGCTTGAGGCACAAATAGCCGAGTTGAAGGAAGAGCTAGTCAAGCGAGACGAGAGAATTGCTGCCTATAAGAAGCAGTTTGAGGAAGCCGAGGCTAGGATTTCGGAACTTACTGAGCAAATGGGCAAAACTTCAGCAGAAGAGGCTACGCCCGAAGCAGAGGAGACTGAGGAACCCGTAGAGGAACCTACAAAAGAGGAACCACCTGTAGAGGAACCCACTGAGGAGGCACCCGTAGAGGAGCCTGCTGCAGAGGAAGTACCAGCAGAAGAGGAGCCTCCTGTAGAAGAATCTCCAGCGGAGGAACCAGTCGAAGAGCCTGCGGAGGAGCCAGTACAGGAAGAGGAAACTCCAGAGGAGCCCAAAGAGGAACCAAAGGAAGAGCCTAAACCTGTTGAGGAGCCTCCTGCAGAGCAGAAGCCTGCTGAGGATAAAGCTGAGGAACCCAAAGAGGAACCCGTCAGTGAGGAAGAGGCTATCGAGGATGCTGTAGAGGATGCATTGGAAAAAGCGGACAAGGAAGAAGAAGTGGTAGACTTCACTGCTGACGACGATGGCGAAAGTAGCCTGTTTGATGATTTTCGTGAAGTTATTGATAATTTAGATATTGGTATTCGTAAAGAAGAAACTAAGGAGGAATAAGAATGGCTCTAAAAGGTGATCGCCAGATTCTTTTCGAGACAGCAAAGTTCCGTCTTAACGAAGTCGCTACTCGTGGTTATTTCGTGATGTTGTCATCCGGTACTGCCGGTTATGTCAAGGTCGTGGATGACATGGATGGTGACAAGACAGAGGTTATTGGTTGTCTCCTAAATGACATGATCGCTGACAACAGCGATTCACGTCCAGTCAATTTCCAGAAGGCTTTTGAAGTCTGGCAAGGCGGGATGGTTCCCGTACTTGAGGCTGGTCGTATTCGGACTAATGTTATTCATAATCATGATGCTGCATTAGTCGCTGGGGCATTGGCATATGTGAACCAAAGTGGTATTCTCACAAATAATGCTTCTGCCGATGGTTACACCTATAAGAAGGTAGGTGTGTTTGAGAGTGATGTCGATACAGACGGCTATGTTGAAGTTCGCTTCAACTGTCTGCGATAATTAAAGGAGGAAAAAGATGGGTAAGAAAAGAATTTTTGAGCCTACTGACAAGCAAAAGGGCCTCCTTCGCATGACAGCTAGTGAAAACGAAGGTGACATGACAGAGGCACGTCGAGCATTGGCGAAGGCACTTGAGGGTGCTTTCAGGGCTGCTGTTCTTGCCGACGATACACTCGACGGCATTTTCGAGAAGATTGTTGTGCCTGCTGGTGCTGATACACGGTTCCCCCTTCACTTCCTGGCTCCAGGAGAGGAAGAGGACCGCATTGCATTCGTGATGCCTAAAGAGGGAGCAATCCCACAGCGGTTCATCGAAGGCGATGAGATTTATGTACCAACCTACGTGGTTGCTAACTCCATTGATTGGCCACTGCGCTATGCACGTGACGCTCGGTGGGATGTTGTGCAGGATGCACTGGATGTATTCCGCTATGGATTCGTCCGTAGGTTTAATGATGACGGTTGGCACACTGTAATTCAGGCCGCTGTCACAAACGGTCGTGTTGTTGATACCGCAGCTACTGCTGGTGTCCTAACAAAGCGCCTAATCACCAATCTAATGGTTGGAATTAAGCGTCTAACAGGTGGTCGCGCAAGTAAGGTCACAGACCTTTATCTTTCACCAGAAGCACTTGCTGATATTCGCCATTGGGTGGATACTGAGCTTGATCAGACTTCTCGTCGTGAGGTTCAGGTTGGTAAGGGGCCTGCTGGCATTCCTGAGATTTATGGCGTTAAGCTTCATGAGCTTCAGGAACTTGGTGAAGGCCAGTCATACCAGACTTATATCGAAGCTACCGATGGTGGTAATCGGGCAAGCTGGTTCACAGGTGGTGGCGGAACAGATGTTGAGTTCTGTATAGCTCTTGATCTGCAACGTCGGGCTAACTACCCATTCAAGATGCCTATCCGCGAGGATGTTCGGGTCTTTGATGATCCTACACTGCATCGCAGTGCTCGCGCTGGTGTCTATGGCTGGGCTGAAGTTGGATTCGTGTGCCTTGATGCGCGTTATGCGCTCATCGGGACACTATAAAATAAACGTCCTTCCTAACGCTCTGTTGGCCGGAAGCCGGGTTAATCGCCCGGCTTCTTTTTTTTTAATAAAATTCCCCGGTTGGCTATAATCTAATGGCTTGCCGGGGTTTTTTTGAAGACGTATTTAATAGTGTATAGAGTGTGTAAACTTCTAGTCATTAATAATGCAGGAGAACTAAAATGGAGTGGAGAATGTTTGAATTTGGGCCACAAGGTAGAAGTATCTATGTGGACGAAAATAATAGACTTATCATGAATGCTGATCCTTCAGCAAGTGGTTATATTTATGGATATGGTCCAAAGGGCCGCCCATTAATGGTAGATGCCTCTGGAGCACTACTTGTTAATGTCTCTGGTATTAGTGGCGGCGGAACTGGGGATGTAACACAAGCAGATTTGATTGAAACATCTGGACACCTCCAGGATCAAATAGATGCTCTCAATAGCCTTGATTGGCAAGAAAGTGTGATTACGCAAACTTCAGGTTCTCCACCACCAAGTCCAACTACAGGCGATAGATATATCGTAAATGGTTCTGGCACAGGAGCTTGGGCTGGTCAAGGTGATAATATTGCCGAATGGGATGGCGCAGCATGGGATTTCACAACTGCCAATGAGGGAATGGCAGCTTGGGTAGAAGATGAAGATACGGCATATGTTTTTAATACCTCATGGATGCCTTTTGGTTCTGTAATCACGCATAATAATTTGCAGGGATTGCAAGGCGGGGCAACAAGTGAATATTACCATTTGACTGACGCGCAACACTCTATACTCACAACTCAGTCTGGTATATTCTACAGAAAAGACGAGGATTTGATTCCATCTGCTGATTCTACTTATGACATTGGCGAGGAAGCTACCAAGTTTAATGACCTGCACACTGTTTCTGGGCATTTTAAGGGTGTTTATATTAATGCTGAGAATGGCACACAACCAGCACTTGAAATTGATTCATACTCTAACGTGGCAATTTTTGACATTAGCAACAGTGGTGAAGCTATTGCTCTTGACCTTGAGAAATTGGCAACCGGCGCATCTCCAGTAATTAGGATTGCAAATAGTGGAACTGGTTATGATATTGAAGGCACAAGTGATCTTTGGTGGATTAATCCAGAGGGCACTATTTTTGCACAGTCGGGTAGGTTTACAAACGGCCTTCAAATAGGTGGAAGTACACTTCATTTGCGACCAGATGGTTCTTTGTCAGATGAAACATATTCTGTTACTGTTGAAGAGATGGCTAATGTAATAGGCGTGTCTGGAGATTTCTACAAGAAGAATGCTAACGTAGAGCCTGATACAGATGACATATATACACTTGGAACAGCATCGAAGGGATTTTCAGACGCATATGCAAGCAATTTGCATGCTACTTCTGGTAATTTAAATACATTGGCATTGTCTGCTGCTTCTGGCGAATCTTTCCCTGTAATTGGCATAACAAATGCTGGGGATGGAAATGATATAACTGGGAATAGCGATAATTGGTCTGTTGATTCACTTGGAAATGCAGTTTTCGCATCTGGCGCATTTGACAATCTGACCATTGGCGGAAAACCAGTTGGTGGAAATGTAACTGCGACGATTTCATCTTGGACATGGGATGCTGGCGAAGGTCTTTATTGGGCCAACGTATCTCACAATCTTGGCAATCGTCTGGTCATTGTTCAATATTATAATCCAAGTACGTTTGATAGTGTGGAAGTTGATCATCACGTATTGACAGATACAAATACGATTAAGGTATGGTCTTCAACCAATGACAATGTTGGCGTAATTATCAGAGGATAGGGTATAAAAAATGGGTGAAGTTAGAACAGTTTCCAGTAGGGAAGAAATAGAACAGGCTGTATTGGATAAGGTTCGTTATATTCGTATGACACACAGTCTTGAATGTGGTCTTAATATAGTCCATCCTTGTATGGTCGAAATTCCGCCACATTGTCTTCTTCGTCTTATTGACGGAGATATCCATGCCGGTCATTGTCATAGGCTTGAGCCTTTCAATTTAATAGAGCCTATTCATCCAGATCATTTGTATCATTTGATGCCAGAAGATTTGGCGGAAGATATGGATTGCAAAGTTTGTACATTCGTAACATGGTGTAATTATCTAAAGAGTATTGGAGAACAGTAATGAGTCAGGATATTTTAGGTTCTCGTGATTTTGATAGAGTCCCGACAGTAAGTGGTGTCCCGTTGGTCACAACTTCGGGCGTTCCTGTGCAAGCGGATTTGCAAATTGCGTTTGACAATGGAAACACCATAACTGCAAGCGGAAGCGCATTAGCATTTACTCAAAATGATGATGTGGCTGGAATTACTATTCATAAAGCTGCGGTAGGTGCTGGAAATGTGCTTGATGTCCATAATGATGGAACTGGTGCTGCGTTAAAAGTCCAACAAGATGCATATGGACCTGGAGTATCAATTGAACAAAATGCAAACCATCAATCTTTGGCGATTACACATGGTGGTCAAAGTATTGGTATGCTTGTAACTCGTGATATCGGCTCTGCATCTGCTGACCCAACAATAAAAATTACACACCTTGTAGCTGGTACTGCAATTGATGTTAATCTTGATGTTAATGCTGTTGGGTTAAATATGCACCAAGACGCTGCGGGTGGCTCTAACCTTGAGTCTTTGTCTGCGAACACAAGTGCGGCGGTAAGTCGCATGGAACAGACTGGAACAGGGTATGGGCTGCAAGTATTTGATGCAGGCAATCAAGATGCAATATATGTAGCCAAGACAGCAGGAGGGTCTTCACAGGCTGCGCTACGTATAGCCAACACAAGTGAAGCTGGCGCAAAAGACATCATTGGAACAAGTGGTAATTGGGATATTGACAAACTTGGAAATATAACAACATACGGGAATATAATTTTTCCTGACGATACTACAATTACGCTGGGTATTCAAACCAGTGGTATTCACAACATTAATATTGGGGCAAGCAATTTTGGAAACCTTACTCCTACGGCAAACTACAATGTTGCAATAGGTGGTGACTGCTTGAAGGCCAATACAGTTGGTGATTACAATTTGGCAATTGGACAAGAGTGTCTTGAGGCTAATACAGAAGGTCTTTACAATACAGCAATTGGATTTAGGGCTCTTGAAGGAAATACAACTGGGTCATCAAATATTGGTATAGGTTATCGTGCTGGAGAAGATAATACAGATGGGGCAAATAATGTAGCTTTGGGATATCAGGCAATGACAACTGCCGCTGGTGTTTCAAACAACTTTATAGTTGGTCTTTCTGCTGGTTATGGAATCACAGGTAATGATAATATAGCAATAGGAAATTTGGCACTGCAGGCTGGTGGTGCAAATAATATTGCACTCGGTAGTCAATCTATGCAATTGACTGGTGGGGGAAGCAACAATATTGCTATGGGTCTTCGTTCGTTGTATAATGGTGGTGGAAATGGCGACAACAATATCGCTATGGGCTATGATGCAATGCGCCAAGCCGCTGGTGGATGCGAAGGAAATATTTGTTTGGGTCAAAATGCTGGTTACAGTCTTAGCAATGCTGATTATAATATTTATGTAGGAAAAAATGCTGGCACACTTTGTGGTTCTGGAATGTACAATATTGCGCTTGGTTATTATGCATTGGAAGATTTGAAAGATGCTGGATCAGATTACAATGTTGTTCTTGGAAGATATGCTGGACAAAATCTAAATGGTATATCTGTAGAAAATATTGCTATGGGTGCATATGCAATTGCCAACGCACATAATTTAACAGCTTGTGTGGCATTGGGACGTGGAGCATTAAATAATTCAGTCAATGCAACAAATAGTATTGGCATTGGTTATGGAGCATTGCAAAATGCTGATGGTGATGATAATGTTGCACTTGGTTATTTAGCTGGTTGTTATCATGCTGGAAATAGGAACATTGCAATAGGTGACGAGGCTGCTCGTGGATCTGTTGAAACAACTAATTGTGATAGTAATATCGCTATGGGCTACTATTCTATGCAAGGAATTAAAGCCAATAGTGACGGCAATATTGCACTAGGTGATTACACTATTCAAAATGCAAGCGGGGCTTCATACAATGTCGCTCTTGGTATTTTATCTATGCAATCTATGATAACAGGTACACACAATATTGGACTTGGCTACCAGTCATTACAAGGTATAACAACTGGTGGTGGCAATATAGGAATGGGGTATCGTTCAGCTTACAAAATTACAATTGGAACAAATAATATAGCATTAGGTGAAGAGTCTCTTAGTTCTACAACAACGGCACAAGGAAACATTGCTATCGGAACACAGGCTTTGCAAGACAATGTTAATGGGCAATATAGTGTTGCAATTGGACATCATGCAGCGGAGGATGCTACAAAGGGTAGTAATGTCGGTATCGGATATTATGCTCTTGGAAATGCAGCATCTGGAACATTCAATGTTGCCATTGGAGAAGGTGCTGGTAGATATCTTGCTGATAATACTGCAGATAGTAATGTCGCAATCGGGCAGTATGCGTTACAAAATGCTACTGGTAAAACAAAATACAATATTGCTTTTGGTCATGACGTTATGATTGACGCACATGATGCAAGTGCAAACATTGCAATGGGTGAAGAGGCATTAAAAAATTGTCAAGGTAATGAAAACGTAGCAATGGGATTTTATGCTTTGCGTGGTCTAACAACTGGAGCATATAATTTTGTTGCTGGTAGGGCAGCGGGGCAATATCTTACAACTGCAGATTATAATGTTGCGATAGGAAATGCCGCATTGCAAGATTGTAATGGGGACCAAAATATTGCGCTGGGTAGAAGTGCAATGGCTAATGCTACGTCGGCACACAACAATATTGCTCTTGGATATGTTGCTCTTGGGAATGGCGCATGTGAAGCTGCATACTCTGTAGCACTTGGTTACAATGCACTTCGGGCTGTAACAACTGGTTCAAGCAATATCGGGATTGGATATGATGCTGGTTATGGCATTACAACTGGTGCATACAATGTAGCAATTGGTGCAAATGCAAATAGCGCCGGTACTTTGGGCGACTATAATGTGGCCATAGGATTTAGTGCTTTAGATGCTGCAATTTATGCTGGCAATAATGTTGCAATCGGTAGAAGTGCAATGAATGGGGCACTTTCTGGCACATATAATGTTGGTATTGGAGCTTATGCATTAGAAAATTCAGACCAAGGTGATTACAATGTAGCGATTGGATATGAGGCTGGAGAAAATACGACTGGCCTTTCAGATTACAATGTGGCAATCGGATGTCGAGCGATGGATGATTGTCATGATTCACAGTATAATGTTGCAATTGGATATGAAGCTTTGCAAGGCAATGTTCAAGGTGACGGTAATGTGGCAATTGGACAGCAAGCTGGATATAGAGTAAATTCTGGTGCTGAAAATATTATAATTGGAAAACAGGCAGGACGAGCACTAACACAAGGAACTCGTAACATTGTTATGGGATATGATGCAATGGGTTGGACCGGCGCATCTACTGCTGGAAGTTATAATATTGCAATTGGTGAAGAAGTAATGTATAATGGTTCCAATGGTGGCAATTACAATGTTGGAATCGGATATAAAGCATTGCGGGGAACTAATGGCGGTCAATACAATACTGCTGTTGGTGCAAATGCTGGCTATGGTATTTCTGGCGGCGATTATAATACTGTTATGGGATACAATGCTTACAATACTCGTAATGGAAGTTATAATACAGTATTGGGTGCAGAAGCTGGAAGATTTCTTAGCACGACAACACAAGATTCTGTTGCCGTTGGATATAAGGCTATGGGTTGGGCAGCAGGCCAGACAGATAGACAAGGAACAAGCAATATAGCAATTGGTACGTCTACAATGAATTGGCTTGATGCTGGTTCTTGGAATATAGCAATTGGACAAAGTTCATTACATTATTTGCGGGATGGAAATTGGAATATAGCGTTGGGAATTAACGCACTAAACAATGCAACATATGCATCTGGATGTATTGGAATAGGATATAGAGCAGGCCAAGCAGTCACTCTTGGTGATTGGAATGTTTCTATAGGACATCGTGCTGCAGAGCGTTTAACTACTGGTGGTGGCAATGTGATTATCGGGAAAGACGCAGCTTATGATGCGGTTCAAGCATCTGGCTGTGTGGTTATCGGCAGTGGCGCAGATACAATTAGCACGTGTCATAATGCTAGTGCAATTGGCTACAATGCAGTTGCGAGTGGCAACAACACAATGCGTCTTGGCGATTCGTTTACCGAAGTTCAATGTGAAAATCTTAAGGTTGAAAATACCATCACTGCTGCTTCTGGAGAATTTCTAAATGGCATTAAGGTTGGAACATCAACATTACATATTGGACCAAATGGAATCAATGTAGATAGTGAAACTATCGCACAGAAATCTTCATATGGCGAAATATATGCACATGAGTCAGGAACAATAACAGTTGTTACTGCTGGAAGTTGGTACGCTAAAACTTCATACAGTGATGGATCTTTAGCTGGTGCTGGATATGTAACATCCACAGCAAGTGGTCTTTTGATAGGTTCTGATGGTGCAGGGCTGTATGCTATTAATGCACAAATGTCATTTGGCGGAACTGGCGGTGCCTTAATTGAGGGCATGGTATTCAAAAACGAAACGATGCAGAACAATTTGCATGTAAAGAGAAAGCTTGGAGTTGGTGGTGACACAGGAAGTGCATCGCTTACAGGATTTATACAATTGAGTCCAAGTGACAACGTGACATTAAAAATGACAAGCGACGGTAATGGTGACGAGATTAATTTCGAGCATGTAAATGTCAATATTCATAGAATAGGATAAGGCGGGGGAATAAATGAGCGTTCAATTTGATCAAAATGATATTGCAGAAGACGTTTCTATCGATCTTGGTGAGATGCTTACTGCTTCTGGAGCCTTAGATTATGTTAATAAGTCAATAAGACGTATTAATAGACGGCTGCACTTCACAGGGACAACAAACGAAGTAACTATTGACGCTTCGGGTATTATTACTTTTCCTGACAATGCCGTTGCGGATATCATGGTGCTTCAAATGGAATGTCTTGCTGTTAAGACACAGCAGGGTGAAGCTGTTAGTAAAGGAATCAGAATTAAGAGCGGTTCTGATGAGGTAGATACAACTGCTGGGTTCGGCGGATATCAAAACGCTGTTAAAAATGTTTGTGGTGAATTGCAGCAAGCTATAAAAGATTATCTTAAGGAAGCAGAAAAGGATGAGCGGTCTGATACATTGTCTGAATATGGAACGCTTATGTGGTACGGTGAACAAAGGAAATATGAGGATGTTGACCATGACGGGCAATATGCAGAGCCTAACAAGCATCCATTCGACAGTGCCTTTGATGACGATCAGGCTAATAATCTGTAAGGAGTAAAAAATGGGTTCAAAGCGCGGTCTATTCGACATATCAGCCAGCGGAATTAAAAACGTTCTTGATATTAATAAACGTGAGGCTGGTAGTGCGGTCAATATGGACATATATGATTCTGTAGTTGGTTGGGGTTTGACCAGTTATGGAATAGGAAAATTAATATATGGCGTATTGAGTGCTGATGGTGTTGGAATTGAAATTAATAAGTCTGTAGCTGGTTCTAATCCATTAATGATTTTGGGTGCGTCATATCAAGGCGTAGAAGCTTTGCGCGTTGATCCAGGTTATGATGGTCGTGGAATATTAATCAAAAGGCTTTCAGATCCACTTCATGCTGGTTTATTGTTGCAATATGCCGGTGGTAGCGGAATTGTTGTTGAAAACACCGGCGATCATGAATCCATAGACGCTGCAGGACTCAATTGGCACATCACTCAGCAGGGCGGCCTGTCAGCCACTTCAGGACATTTTAGTGACAATGTGACTCTTGATGCGGAGTTGTCAGTAGATCATGTCTCAGCAGCCTCTGGTAGCTTCTCAAGCCAGGTTGCGGTTGGTGACGAGGTGACGCTTAAGGATTGGGACGCAGATGTGTCCTGTTTGCGCATGGAAAAGACTGGTGGCGCATCCAATGTAGTCTATATTGTAAATTCTGGTACTGGTAAAGACCTTTATAGTGAGACTGGTGGTTGGGAAATAGACAATGTTGGAACAATAGTAGCTCCATCTGGTAGATTTACAAACGGCATAAGTGTTGGTGGTGGAACTATTCACATAAATGGTGATCGTGTTAAACTTCCTGGCAATATGCTTGTTAGAGCAAGTGGAACAACTTGTGCTATATTTGGTCGTGATGTATTTTCAAAGGGTGATGGTGCTATAGGTGTTATCGGAATTGGAACTAGCATTATGGATGATGCGACACTAACAGGCAACTATAATACCTGTATTGGTCATTCAATTATGCCAATTGCAGATACTGCTTATCAAAACTATATGATTGGTAATAGTATTGGTTTAAATGCTACAAGCGCATATAGCAACATTGCTATTGGATATGAAGCGCAAAGCGACTTGACTACTGGATATCAAAATATTTCTTTGGGATATAGATCAGCTAAACAAAACAGAACGGGATATAGCCATATTGCAATTGGTTATAATGCTATGGCAACCTGTGGAATTGATTCTTACCGCAATATAGCCATTGGTCAAGATGCACTAGTGAGCGTAGCATGGGACCACAACGTAGCTATTGGATACCAAGCTGGAAATGGCGCACCAACTATTGATACTTCTGTTTTGATTGGTGCTAATTGTGATGTTCCAGCAAATGATCTATATTGGGGTATGATTGGAATTGGTACAAATGCTACCCCAAGTGGAGATTATACACTTGTTGTTGGAAATAATGCAGAAACTCGTGCAGACGATAGTATTGCAATAGGGCGTAACGCATATGCTGGCGGCCTTCGTTCGGCGGCAATAGGTTATCAAGCTTCAACAAATGTAGATGACGAAATTCGCATTGGAGATGATAACGCTACAGTTGTTATGGCTTCTGGTAGCTTTTTGAATGGTGCAAGAATTGAAACCGGGGCACATATTAGATTTCCTGACAATACAATAATGAAGTCAAGTGGTGAATATAATTTTGCTATCGGTACAAATAATTTCAATAGACTTGCAGCAGGTGCTGATCATAATTTTGTTTTTGGCGACGGTGCTGGATCTGGATTAACAAGCGGCGACCACAATATTATATTTGGAAAAAATAATGGTCTTTCACTTGGCGGTGGTAGTCACAACATTCTGCTTGGAAGAGAAAATTTGGATTCTGCGACACCTGGCAGTGTTGCTGGTAACTACAATACTGTTTTTGGATATCGTTCATTAAGAGATTGTACAACGGCTAATTACAATTTCTGTGCTGGTAGAAGCAACTTGTTTAATTTTGTTACTGCAGAGCACAATATTGCAATTGGTGATTATGCCATGTATGAGGGTCAAGGTGTTTATACCGCGACTAATAATATTGCACTAGGTCAAAGAGCACATCAAAATTGTCGTGGTAGTGATTATAATATAGCTATTGGTTATTATGCTTTGAGTCAACAATGGAATGGTGATAACAATATAGCAGTTGGTCGTCGAGCACTTGGCAATTGGGGACAAGGTGGCGGTAGTAATATTGGAATTGGTTATGGAGCAGGAGATGGACCAACTAATGGTTCAAATAACATTTATATAGGAAATAGTGCTACATCTCCAGCTTATGTAGGTATAGGCAATGTGTTGACCATTGGAAATAATGCTGTTGGTAGTGGAAATTTCAATGTTGTAATTGGTTATGCCGCTGAAACACGAGCAGAAAATGCTATGGCAATTGGGCGCAATGCTTTTTCATATGGCCTTCGTTCTCTTGCTTTGGGCTATGGCGCACACATAGATCGTGATGAAGATGATATTATTCGTATTGGTGACGACAATGCAACAATGATTACTGCATCTGGCCGTTTCTTAAATGGGATGCAAGTTGGAGAAGGGTCGGTTCATATTTCTCCCGATTCAATTACAGCGCCAGCATGGAACATAAATGCCAATGGAGAAGCAAGTTTTGCTGGAATCAACATATCAACAGCTTCTGGGGATAGCTCACTTGATATCACTCAAAACAATGATGAGATTGGGTTAAGCATAACTCAAGCTGGAGAAGAACGTGGGCTGTACATTGATAAAACCACGGTTGGTGATTCGCATGCAATGCAAATTGAGAATGCTGGAAGTGGATCTGCACTTGATATAAATAACACTGGCGAAGGTTATGGTATTGACATTTCAAATGCCAGTGCAACAAAAGAAGCTATTAATATCGTTGCCGGTGAAGGTGGCGGAATAAAAATTAATAGTGGAAGTGACGGTACATCTTTAGAGTTCATTCATACTGGCGGTGGGTATGGCATCTATATGCAGAAGAGTGGTGGAACTGACCATTGTTTCTACATGAGCAATACAACTGTTGGTAATTGTATCAATATAAACAATCAAGGAAATAGCCATGTTCTTGATCTGGTAAAAACTGGTGCTGGCGCAGGGGATATGATTTATCTTCAGAACGCAGGTACTGGATGGGATTTACGGACAACAGATGAAAAGTGTACCATTGACAAACTGGGAACAATTACTGCACAGTCGGGATACTTTGTAAACGGAGTACAAATCGGGACCGGAACAGTACATATTTCTTCTGACTCAATAACGATAGCAGACAATCCTGTTGTGCCAGCGCGTGCGGTAGCAAGTGGTTGGACTGGTGATATGCCTGGTGTGGCTTCTGGAACTACAGCCGTTTTTGGTGATGAATATTATCACTTTGCAAGTGGTTATTTACGATATGGACACGATAATATTTGGGATAGAATTACTAATCCACTTTTGAGGTATTCTACTATATATGAAGATAATGCGTGGAACGGTCAATCTTTTGATTTGCCAGTTGCTGAACAATTTGAATATTATGTTTTTCATGAGGCAAGTGGAGGATCAGGTGGAACAGGTGTAAGTATTTCGCCGAGTGGTTTCCAGTCGTTCTTCCCACATGGGATTGTTTCTCAAGCACGTGCGACATACAGTGTGTCTGTTGAAGGTGACTCAGCTACAACACATGCTGTTGCATTGTTTAAAGATGATGTAGAAATACCTGGAACAAGATCATATTTCAGAAGTGCTACTGTACTCGATGTGTCAGCGAATATTATTATAGAACTGGGAAGTTTGGAACTTATTAGTTTGCGATTTGCAGCTTCTTCAAACAATAAGCCAGTTAAGGTTTGGAGTGCCCAAATGACGCTTCAAAATCTTGGATTTATAATATAGGAGTAAGTCATGGAAATTAGAACTAATGTGGCACTAATGAACGCGATTGCCAATGCAGAAGAGATTATTGAAATTCCTTCTGGAAAAATATTCGCATGTGATGCAATTGTTCATCCATGTAAACTTATTATACATGAGGGAGCAGCCGTATTTATAAATAGTGAGGCCATAAGATGCAACAAGGGCACATCCATATCTTTTCTTAATGGTTACACCGAGGAGGATTAAGTATGGCTCTTGTAGATGATTTAGTTTCTTACTGGAATATGGACGTTGCAGGCGCTACTGAGGTTGATCAACATGGTTCAAACAATCTCACCAAGTCTGGAACAATTACAAGCGTGACAGGTAAAATTGGCAATGCGCATTATCACACTGGGGCTAATTCAAGCAGATATGGTGTGACTATGGCCGCATCAACAGATTTGACATTTCACAATTATGATTTTTCTGTATCATTGTGGTTGCAGCGACAATCATGGGATTCTGCAAAATGGATAATAATTGGTGGTAGATGGCATCAGTATGTAACTGAACGAAGAACATGGAATTTGTTTGCGAATGCTGCTGGCGGGGATGCTGGACAGCTTATATTTATGACAGAAGATGAAAATGGTACACAGCATAGTGGAAAAGTAGATTCTGGTCATAAGATATTAGATGGTGATTGGCATCATATTGTTATCACATTTAATGCAACAACTAAACAGAAAATTATTTATGTTGATAACTCTGAAGGATACAATGGGACTGCTTCACATTCAGTAGATTTAAGAAACGATATTTCTTCTGAATTTTATGTTGGATACAAGGGCCAAAGCTTAAATCATGATGAATACATGGATGAAATGGCGGTATGGAAACGTGTACTTACTCCAGCAGAGGTTGAACAACTTTGGAATAATGGAGATGGAATAGATTATAACACAATAGCCGGAGATCAGTTTATTGAAGGTGAAGCACATATCACTTTGAGGGCTGGAGGATAATATGGCAACAGGCGTTGGGCTTATATCATATTGGGAAATGGAAGAGGCTGATGGTCAGGATCGTGTTGATTCGCACGGTTCAAATACAATGTCAAATATCGGCAATGTATTGCAAACTACTGGACACATCAACTATGGTGCTTTAACCAATCATGATGGTGTTGATTATTTAAAAATAGCAAATGCCGCACAGACAGGATTAGATTTTACTGGTAGCTTTTCTTTGCAATCTTGGTGGGCGTATGGAATTTTCAATTGGCGCTCATGTTTTTATTGGAGGGCCAATCACGTTGGCGTGTATTATAGACAAAATGGTAGTCCAGCATATAGACCGCTTTTTGTAACATATGGCTCTGGGCCTAGTGCTCATACCTTGGTGGCGGATACAAATATGCCAGGCGGTTTTAATCATTATGTTTTTACTTATGATTCTACTACAAAAGAAAAAATAATCTATTTGAATAATGTTGTTGACGGTCAGGCAACAGCTAGTCATAGTAATGCACTTAATAATAGTGGAAATGACGTTCATTTATTGACCAATCTTGATAGCTATACAGCACGAGCGTCTTTAGATGAAGTTGGAGTTTGGAATAAGTGTTTAACTCCTGCTGAGGTTGATTGGCTTTATAATGGTGGTACAGGACGTACATATTCTGAAGTCGCTGCAGACCTTGGAACAATAGATGGCGAAGCAACCATGAAAATTATCAATGGTCAAGTTCGTATAAGGAGATAAAATGTCACTATATCAGAATTTGATTGCTTATTATAAAATGAATGAGCCATCTGGAACAAGGGAAGATTCTCATGGGAATTATACTATGGTGGAATCTGGCGCGTTTCCAATTGCAAGTTCTGGTGGACATTTTGTAGATGGGGTAGATTTTTCTACTGCTACAAGCGGCAATATGGTTGTGCCAAATCAAGATTTTATTGACCCCACAAAGAATTTTACTATAGGGTTTTGGTCAAAGGTTAATGATTCAGGATATCTTATAATTTCTTGGAAGTCTCTTCCATCTAGGGGAATAAATTTAGAGCTTAGCAGTGGTTTCTTAATATTAAATGGATATGGGGCTTCACCATCTGTAACATGGTGGCAACATCCAGTTGGAACATGGGACGATTCTTATATAATGTTGACCTATAATGCATCTACACAAAAAGCTGAATTGTGGTTTGATGGAGTGAAAGTTATAGAAGATTTTTCATTTACATTTGATGCTCCTACTGGTCTTCCATTGCAAATAGGTGGTTATAATATAGGTCCAAGCACTATACTCGATGGTGTTATTGACGAATTAGCAATTTGGAACAGAACATTAACTGATGCAGAAGCTTTACAAATGTACAACGATGGTGCTGGGCTCCAATATGAAAAAATATCACAAAATCAACCCATATTTAAAATTACAAACAGGGGAATAGTGTAATGGCATTAAGCAATGGATTAGTTTATTATTGGGATTTTGAAAATTCTTATCCGGGTGGTCCGTGGATTGATAGAATCGCTGGTTTAACCTTGCAACAAACTGGAGGTACGGCCGTTGAATCTACAACTGGTAAATTTGGAAATGCTCCAAAATGGAATAAATCAGGTGTTACAGGAGAAACAACAACTGTCCCTATGACATTTGACAACATAACGATATCCATGTGGATAAAACCAAATCTCGGATACAATCAATATTGGTTAAAAGGTGGAACGCCGACACCTAATTTTTCTATTTTTGGTGGCGGTGGTGGACCAGCGACAATAGGATGTACATGGGCGACACGCGAAAGAACTTCTGGGTATTCGCACTCTCGTACATTTTCACTTCCTGTTGACGGAGAATGGCACCACTTTGTAGGTATTCATGATGGTACAACTGCAAGACGTGATGTGTGGATAGATGGAGTTTTGGTAAATCATCATAGCTATCAAGTTGGCGACTTGGCAAATGCCGCTACTATTTGGACAATGAGTCATGGAACATCGAGCATAGACCAATCTTATTATGACGAACTTGCTATTTGGAATCGTGGCTTAACACCAGAAGAAGTGTTGTCCTTATACAACAATGGTCAAGGAAAAACATATAACGTGGTGGCACTTGGCTATGGAGAACAGTCAACTTTTAAAACGCAATATATGCGTATTCAAATAAGGAATTAAAAATGTCATTAGCAAATGGATTACAATCTTGGTGGACATTTAATAATATTACTGATGGTTTACAAGATATGGTCGGCAATTATGATTTTACGGTGATTGGTACGCCGACAGAAATTACTGGTAAAGTTGGAAATGGTCTTGAAATCAATTCTGGATCAAATAGGCCGCTAATGGAATATGCAACACATGGTGGCGCATTGTTTGCTGCCGGTGGAAGTTTTTCGATTTCTGGTTGGATAAAACAATATGCCGGTAAGTATGCTCTTATAATGTACAAACAAACACACACACCATCTGATGATCGTGATATACATATTTATATTGAGCCTTCGCGCACATTTCGCTTTATTTCCAAGGGGCAAACAGATATAATATCAGCAGCAGCATGGCCATCTACTGATGTTTGGCATCATTTTGTATGTACATTTAGCGAAGCGAATCATAGAAAGCGTTGGTATCTTAATGGATCTTTATATAAAGAACAGGGCGTAGGCGCTGCACAAATTCAAGATAATGGATATGATTTTGCAATAGGTGCGATGAATAATGGGCAATACGCTGGCCAATTAATGGGGGCAGACCAAATTGCAATATGGAATCGTGAACTTGACCAATCAGACATTGATAGTTTATACAATAATGGAGATGGCGTGACGTATAATACTGGGGTTCTTGGATATGGGCAGCAATCAGTGCTCCGCGCAGAGTATATGAAAATACAGATAAGGAATTAAGATGGCGCTATATGAAGGATTAGAATCATATTTTAAAATGGGTGAACCTTCTGGAACAAGAGAGGATTCACACGGAGGTTTTTCTTTGGTAGAAGATGGAAATCCTTTGCCAAGTGCTCCTGGCAAATTTGGAGATGGGGCATTATTTCAACTTGCTTCTGGAACAGCGTTAAAAGAACCAACTGGATTTATTGGTAATCCAAGTGGTAGTTTTACTATTTCAGTTTGGCTACATAGTGATGATTTGTATTTGTCTAGTCAGTATATATTTGCATGTTATAACCAACTGAATAGTCGTGGAGTTTGGATGAGTACAATTTATTCCACTGGACTAGGTAAAAGATTCTTTTATTATGGTGGCAACTTAATTTCTGCATCAAATTGGTCAATTGTGGAACCTCGTGAATATTCACAGAAACATATTGTTGCTTCATTTGACACTGTTACAAAAAAAGGAAGTGCTTGGCATAATGGAGTTAAAGTATTAGATAATTTTGATTTAAATTTTGATTTTGCAAACGATAGTATGTATATAGGAAGTGCATTTGGGACTTCATTTAAGTACGATGGTGTCATAGATGAATTTGCCATGTGGAATAGAGTATTAACAGACAATGAAGCATCACAATTGTATAACGGCGGTGCTGGATTGCAATATGAAAAAGTGGCTAATAATAAGCCGATATTTAAAATTACAAATAGAGGAATAGTGTAATGGCTTCAAAAGATGATAGCTTACTACCGGCAGCAGGAAAGTATCTGACGCCAAATCTCAAGAACCAATACTATGAAGCAATTAGCCAAATAATTGCCGACATGGGGCGCGAGACGACCTTACACATGCAGCCTGCGGAGTCTGGCTGTCCAAACTGCAAGTTCCTTTCAATTGGCGATAGGGCGTTGAACGAATATAACACCTCAAATCCATTTGGGGCGGGGCCGTTGAATCAACCATTTCCTGACAACGTAAAATGTCCGGTATGTAAAGGGACTCATATTATTAAGACAACAAAGACTGCTGTTTGGCGAGCAACAATTGTCAAGAGCCCAGAAGATTATGAATACGATGTGCATGGCGTTGAGCCACAAAATGTTATCTTGACCAAGATGCTTTCTGAAGCATGGGAAGATGTTAATAATTGTATTCGTGCCACAATTGATGGCTTAGATTTTATTCGACTGTCTGAACCATACAAGCGTGGAATGGGAAATGAGCCTACTGATTTGAAGTTTGTAGAATGTTATTGGAAGAGAGTTAATTAATGCCCAAAGCGACGTACCCCCAACAATGGGACTTACAATTTGTTGCAGTCCTGCAAAAGAAAATTGGGGCAGCGGTGCGTCAACGCATTGGCAAATTTGTGGTGGACAAAGGAAAGCTTTTAGCCGCTGTTGACAACTTCCTTAAAAGATATCGAGAAAATCTGCGAGCAAGTAGTACGATACAACACCTTCAAATCCCATCATTAACAGGACCAATGGGAGGCTATACATCTAAATCTGCCGCCACGAGTAATCCACTTTGGGGTATGATCGGTATTCCTAAAAGTCGTATTAGTACAGTGACAGGGATCATAAGTAAAATAAGACTTGGAGATTTCGCAAATTTCAGAATACAAGAGACTTCTAAAGGCGTAAAAGGCTTTTTAGAAATAGATTTCGCCAATTTGAAGTTTGACGCAGATGCCCAGTATCACGATGGAAAGCATACGATATCCTGGGTTGATTTGGTGGAATATGGATTTGCAGCGCCTGGGTACTTGTATTTGCGGAAAAATGCCGGTCGTTCTGGATATGGCCTCATGGGGCAATCTGGGCCAACAGGTATTAATTTTGAGTTTGCTGGCACTCATGTATTTGAAGACACATTTTATGAGACACTTGCGCAGACTCCACCGGAAGATTTATTAGTTATGTCTATAGTTTTTACAGATTAGGATGGAAAAATGATAGGAATTGGACAAAGTTCTAATTTGCGGTACAATCTAAAACAATGGCTGGAGCTTAAGCTTCTTGACAATGGAATGTACGCACATGCAGAAATTGGCGATGTAAGCTACGCTGGCGATAGCAATGCCACATTACGCAAAGATGGTCAGTTTTTTGAATCGGTTGCCAATGAGTGGGTTTACGAAGAGGATGTGACAGTCCCTTCTGGATACACAGCACCCATAAGTGTAAGTGGCGTATGGGTTAATGGCACTTTTCATGCTGAGGATTCATCTCCATATTATCCAAAAGTAGATTATAAGCGCGGGAGAATCATATTTACGGGCACTGTTCCTGCTGCTTCAGATTTGGTGCAGGCCAATTTTACATATAAAGATGTTTCTGTAGATTTTGTGGATTCCGATAATTATAATTTCTTGATGTCAGAATATTTGCACAATCCAAGTTATGACTCAACAGACATATTTCCATCTGGTATAACACGGTTGCTGCCACTTGTTGTTGTCGATCTTCAAACGCGAGATCATGCGCCACGACAAATTGGTGGTGGAAAAATATTAAGTGAAAGAGTAAATTTCTGGGTGTATGCTGCAAGAGATTGGGAACGTGACGCAATCATGGATATAATCTTTGACGCAGCAAGAGAAACAACCGAAGGGGCAGATTATAACGATGTTCCTGAAATATTAAGTTTCTATGGAAGTAAGGCCGCCACCTATGAAAGCTATACCGATCTTGGTGCAAATTATCCTTGGGGCAGGATTTATTTCGATAAAATGTCAATTAGAAGCAGAGAATTATTAATAAAGTTGTATAAGGGACGGGTTGAAGGGTTAATAACTCTGTATCAAAATCCGTAACCGTATAATATATTGTAGGAAACAACCCCTAATTGCGTGCCTGGGGAAAAAATATTGTAAGGAGGTAAGCTGTGGCTAATAATAGAATTACTTATTCTACGGCACAGGTTGCTCTCAAGGACACTCGAAGACGTTTTACCCGTGTAATCGATGGTGCTGTGGCATCTGGAACATTGGACGGTCCAATTGGTACAGGCGATGCTACTATCACATTGCTCGCGGTTCCTGTTGAATGGCCAGATTCTGGTCAGGTTCGTATTGGCAGTGAGTATATTTACTACGCTGGCAAGACAGCCACAACTTTGACAGGCTGTGTGCGTGGAGATGGCAGTACAACTGCAGCTACCGGAGTGAATGGTCAAAACGTTGAGTTTAATGGTTGGGAAGTCCCAATGGGTATGCAGACAGCCAGTGTTAGCACAGCTTTCAACTTGGAAGACGTGTTCCACATTGGTCAGCTTGACTCATACGAGAACATTGAGGGTATTCCAGACATTGAAGTAACGCTTGAGCGTGTTCTTGATGGTACTAAGCCTCTTTGGTCTATGGTTACTGACCCAGATCAAACCACTCTTAAGGGCCGAACAGCCGACTTCACAGTTGACGTTGCAATCAATGTCTATCCTGATAGTCAGGACTCTGCAGTTGGAACACATGATTCGGTAGTTTACTGCTCTGGTATGTATGTGAGTGCAGTTTCTTACAACATGCCTGTTGACGGTAACTTTACTGAGAGTATTACTCTGGTTGGTAATGATAAGACATGGACGCTTACTACTGATCAGACTCCATCAGGGTATTTCTATACTGCTGATGAGTATGATGCAACAGTTGTTGGTGCCGGTGTACAGCGTACCGAGGATTTTGATGTTGCTGGTTCAACTCTACCTGCTGACCTTCCAAATGATGACCACATTCAGTCGATTGCGGTTTCTGCGGATGTTGGCCGTGAAGAGATTTATGAGCTTGGTAGCAAACGTCCTTATTACCGCGCTGTAACATTCCCATTGACAGTTACTACAACTTTTGAAGTTATTACTTCTGAGGGAGATAAGGTTGAAGCTTTATCCACAGTGGATAACTTGACGGATCGAGCAATCATCCTCAAGACACTTGGTGGGCTGACCATTGATCTTGGAACTAAGAACAAGATAAGTTCTGTAACATTCGGTGGGTTTGACGCTGGTGGTGGAAATGGTGCTGTGACAATGGAGTTCCAGAACTCTAACTCACTAACTATTACACATACCGCTGAGTAACTAAAGCTAACTATGCCCCTGCCACAAGGCGGGGGCTTTTTTTATAGCTGCTGAGAGCGACCACAAGACGCTGTAGTCGTATTATGAGTGTAGACACTCAAAGGTAAAGGAAAGGCAGGGAGGGAGCCACACAGGCTCTTTAAGGGCATGGATTCTGAGCAAGTCGAAAGACATATCAAAGAAATACTTTTTGGCAAGGCTATTGCAGATATTACCAATAGTGAAGGCCAAGAAGAAACTTACCTTATTAGGTCATTAACTGGCCGCGAAAATGTATTAGTAACATACATCCATGAAAAAGAATTAACCGATGGAAAGCGCCAGGGTCTATGCACCCAAGAAGAACTTAAAGAATTATATCTAAAATCAGGTACATGGACCAAAGAAGACGATGATAAAATGGAGAGCCTTAGCGTTGGTATCAAGAGACTTAATAATATGATACCCGACTTCCAGTACCGGCGTAATCGTCTGCGCCAAATAAAAAAGCGTATACAAACCGCACAGGAAGAACTAAACGAACTTCAAACTGCCCATCATAAATTATTTGTAAACTGTCTGGAATATAGAGCCCAGGAAGTAAAATTCAGGAAAATTGCTTTTTATTGCCTGGAAACAATAGATGAACAGCCGTTTTGGACTGCGGAGGAGTTTAATAATTTCACTGATTTCATCTTTGTGAATAACGTTGTGGAGGCATATCTGCGAACATTTATATTAAAAGAGTGTGATATTAGAGCGATAGCACGATCCCCTCAATGGAGATATAGATGGAATGGCGCTAAAAATGGTGCTGATTTGTTTGGAAAAGCCGCTGCAGAGTGGTCTGAGGCACAAAATGCTTTAATATATTGGAGTTTATATTATGATAATGTTTTCATGCAGCCAGAATTGCCAAGTCATATTGTAGACGATGATGCGGCACTGGACGCATGGATTGAAAAAGAATCGAAGAAAAGAGAGAAAGACGTATTAAATAGTAGAAAGTCTACGGCTTTTAGTAAAAAACATGGAGGTAATGGACTTCAGGAGGTTTTTGTATTTACAGACCGTGAAGATAAAGAGTCTATTGAAAAAATACAGGGCCTAAATGATCCTATTACAAGGGCTGGTTTAAGGCAAGAGCGTAAGGTACTTGAGGAAAAAGGCGAGGTGAGAGAATGGGAACTGAGAAAAGGCAAGTTCATAAAGCGCGACGAATAAGTGAGATAGAGCCTGCTACAGATAGATATTCTCATAAGTCAAAGGAATGGCTTAGGGATAGGCTTTATAAGGACATTAAGGGTGTATTCGTTGGTGCGTTAAGGGCAATAGAGACACGTCTTGGTAACGGATTTCCACAGTTTGAAGGTTTACGTAGTGAAATATTAGGAATTGGCAATGATGCTATTCGTGATATGCACTCTGCATTAGATACTGTTAATGTAGAATATGTACCAGAAACTGTTGGCGTTGAGTTTGGACAAAAGGACAAAGGTAAGGACGAGGAGTAAAAAATGGCACAGAAAACACTTATAGAATTTGAACATGAGAGCGTCAAGTATCACATCGTAGCTCCAACACAAGAGCAGTTGCTTCATATGGACATGGAATACAGGAAGGCATTTTCCAAAGCAGTCCGTGAGGGAATGATGACTGAATTTGAGGCCAAACGTACATTTGAGAAAAATGGGACTTGGACAGATGAGCACGAAAAGGAAGTTACCGGACTCCAAATGAAAATCGTTGCTCTTGAGCTTGATCTTGAAAAAACAAAAGATAATAAAAAGGGTCGTGAGATTGCATTCGAGATTATGGGATTGCGAAATAAACTCATGGACCTTGTGAATTATAAATCACGCATGATGAGCACATGCACAGCAGAAGGCTATGCGGAAACTGTCAAAATGGCAGCTTTTACTTATCAATGTGTTATGAATGAAGCTGGCAATCTTGTATTCCCAAACAAAAAGTCATTTTGTGAGGATGCTGATTCTGCATTGGCAGATAAGTGTTTTTCACATGCGCTTTTGGCAAACATGGGAATGACAGCAGAGGATATGGAGCTTAAGTTAAACGAGCGTGAGTGGCTTGAGGCAAATGGATATCTTGGAGACGAGGGCCAATTTACACAGAAATATTATGATGAACTCATTACAGAGAATGAAGTTGTCAAAAAGCCGGAAGAGAAGAAGGAAGAGACGCCAGCTAAGAAAAAGATAAAGAAAGCAGTAAAGAAGCAAACGCGAAAGCGGAGAACTAACAAGAAGGTTGAATAATGGCTGACGTACAGATACGACTTGGGATTAAGTTTCTTGATAGCGACATTGAAACATCTGCAATTACAAAGCAGGTTCAAGCAGCTATCAATGCAGCAATTGCCAAAACTAATCTCGCACAACTGAAAAAGAAGTTCGAGCAACTTAAAATAGATAGCGTTGGCGGTGGCCAACAGGGTGCTGCGAAGATAAATAAGGAAACCAAAGCACTAACTTCACACACCACTGCGATCAATAAAGATGCTAAGGCCACTAAAGGATTGGCAGACGCACGCATTAGAATGAGTAAAAGTCGCTCAGTAGATCCAAAAGAAGTGCAAGTATTGACTGCAGCAGACCAAAAGGTGCGAGAGCTTGGAAAAAGTTTTCAAAATGCTGGTGTGAGTTCAGCACTATTTGGTGTTCGCATTGCAGAAATTGGAAAACGATTTTCAGGATTCTTTGTGTGGACAACATTACTATTTAAGTTTATGGAAGCACTGCGTGCGACTTCGGACGCGATGAAAGAACTTGATAGCACTGCCGCAAGCTTAGCCAAGGTTTTAGGAGGAGAAACCGCAGAGTCAATCGACGCAATAACAAACGATCTTCTTGACCTTGCAGTTGATAGCCGACGAAGTTTTTCTGAAGTTTCTGACGCTATGACTGGTTTTGTAAGAACTGGTCTTAATGCTGAAGATGCGATGCGAGCAACACGAGCAGCAATGGATTTGCTCAATGTTTCCACTGTAGATTCTGTTACTGCCCAAAAACTATTGACAACAACTGTAAATGCTATGGGTGTTAGTTGGGAAGATGCACGTGATAAGGTAGCAGTTTTCTCACAGCTTGCTGATCAAAACGCAGTAGTCGTAAAAGATTTAGCACAAGGCTTTATTAGGGCCGGTGCGACAGCTAATGCATTCGGCATATCCACAGAGGAACTTGCTGCTATGATGGCAACCGTTGCTGGAACCACCCAGTTAGCAGCCAATAGAATTGGAACAGCATTCAAAACAATTCTTGTCAATACGGCTAAGAATAGACAGCGTATTATTGAACTAACTGCAGAATATACACGCAATGAAAAATCATTAACACAGTTAAATGCAGAAAATAACAGTGTAGCTAAAACACTTCAGTTTGTAGCAGGAGCATGGGACAAACTTGGCGACAGTCAAAGAACCGCTATTGGTCAGCTTGTTGGAGGAGCAAGACGCTTCACTGAGCTTTCTGCTTTGATGAGCAACAATGAGAAATTTTTAAACAATCTTAATGCTGCTCAAGAAAGAAGTGGAGAAGTACAGCGCAAAGCTACAATTGAAGCACAAACACTTGAAGCTGCACATAGAGCACTCGGTGTATCAATTGCTAAATTTGCTAAGCTTTTGCAAGATGTTGGAGCAACCTCTTTTTACAAGGAAACTGTAAACTTACTTTCTAATGTAATTGGAACAATAACAGGCGGAATCCAAGCTGTACAAGATTTTGCAAAAGGAATAGAAAGCTGGAGTCCATTTCTTGGTGGTGCATTAAGTTCATTTAGTGCCATAAAGAATTTGGTGTTAGTATTGTTTGCACAGGTATTATTGCCTCATATCAAAAAGGCTGCTGCTGGATTTTCAGCATTTTTAACAGCAAGCCAAGCTGGCATAAAAAAATTGATTGAAGCAGAAGGTGGTCGGATAGTCAATATCACACAAACAAATGCCAAATATGCACAACAAAACAAACTTATTGCTGATGGAAATAAACTATTACAACAGCGTAAAGCAACTGTAGATCCAGGCATGCTTGCAGGAGGATTAGCTGGACAACCTTCATCAGCACAATCAAGTCCTGGAGTATCCAAGCAAGTTAAAGCATTGGCAGCAGTGAGAAAAGCACAAACTGATAATTTCCAAATTGCTATCAACGATGTAACGAAGGGCCTTCAAAAATGGAGAGCGCCAAATGACGCAGTAATAAAGCAACAGCGTTCTATTGTGACATCTTTGAAAAATTTTGGATCTAATGTTAAAAGAATAGGGTCAAGAATTGCTACATTTGGTGGTAGGGTAAATAATATTACACAAAGTCCAGCATTTAAAATGGCATCTTGGGCTGTTTTGTTGCAAGCAACCGATGCTGTTAGCACCCAACTTAATCGTCTTTCTGAAATTGCAGAAGAAAATGGCAACACCACAACTAAAGCTACTGCAGATGCAACAAATGCAATATTAAAAACTACAGTACCAATGGCACTTTTTGGTCGCAAGGCCGCAATAGCAGGTGCCGCTATAGGCGCATTGCAATTCACCATACAGGCATGGCAACAAAGAGTAGAAGCACAGAATAGATTAAGAGACGAAGAAATTAAAGCCGCCAAAGCAGTTGTAAATCAACAAGAATTAATGGCTGCTGCAGCGCGAGATTTTACAATTGCTCAAGGTCTTGTTAGTCGCGGCCTTGCGGAATGGCAAGAGTTCGCTACTCCACAAGGGATAGAAAGACGTTTGGTATTTGATACAACAAAACTTCCTTTGCAGGTTTCTGTTGAAGTTTTGAAAGCCGGTGGCGTTGCTGCAATCAAACAAGAAATTAACGAACTGGTTAAACAAGCTGATCTACTTAAGGTTGAATGGGAGGAAGCATTCCAAGAATTAGAAGATGCCGAACCATTGGCCAAATCATTGCGTAAGGCTCTTGCTGATATTGGCAAAACTCAAGTTGATATTGATATAAGCCGTGCAGAAGATGCGCTTGGCAAAATGGATTCCGAGATTAAAACTTTTCTTGATGGAATACAAGAGGCTAATCGTGAACAATTTGAGATTTCATTCTTTGGTGGTGAAAATGTAAAAGATATGCAATTGCCATTTAATGAAATTGCTGAAATTACTGATAAGATTAATCGCGGTGTCATAGATGCATCACAAGCGATGGGTGAATGGAATAAAAATGTCAAAGTGTCAACTCCACAACTTAAACTCATGGAAGATGAGCTTGTGAGAATGGAAAAACAGGCACGTGACCTTACACAACAATTTAGTGACATTCAAACAAGTACACAAAATATTGGAAAAGATGGAATTAAGCTTGAAGTTGGAGATGTAGATAATATTTACAATGCTATTGATAATATATTAGAAGGTCAAAAACAAATTCAAGAAGGGTCACGTCTTACTGATACAGACGTGCAAAAATTGGCTGAAAGCTATAAGCAGATCGCAGAACTAACTGGGGATAAAATTCCAGACAATCTTTCCGATCATGTTAGAAAACTTGTTGAGGGTGCTGCTGGTGCAGATGCACTAAAAGATCGTATGGATGTTATTAATGCGATTACACAAAATTGGAATCAAGATTTAGAAGAGGCTTTGAAGACTGGTAAGCAACTTGCCGGTGTTAATGAAGCTATATCTAAATTTACAAAACGATATGAAGAGGCGCAAAAAGAAGCTAATAAAACTGGTGCCGATTTTGTTATCAATGCATTCAAGGCAGTTGAGTCCATCAAGCTTCGCAACAAGGCATTAGAAGAGTCATTGTCTCTACAACAGGAAGAGGCACGAGTTGCTCTTGAGTTACAGTTGCTACAGCAAGATATCGCGTTGTCTGCTGCGCTACAAGGTCAAAATATATCACAGTCCGAAAAGGCTATGATTAGCGCCAAGAAGGTTGTTACAGAAACTCGTGACGCAATGGTGAAAGCTGCACAAGCAGCAGAACAACTCAAACAACAAAATATCGAAGCGGCAAGAGCACAGGGGCTTGGCGAAAAAGAAATAGCGCCTATAATTCGACAAATTGAATTAAGATTGAATGCTCAATTGACAGAACAATCCAAAGCAGCGATTGATGAACTTGGCAAGCTAATTCTTCAACGAACTGATGAGATTAAGCAACTTGAAATGTCTAGGTTTGATGTTGTCAAAACAGAATTAGAACAACTAAAGCAACTCGAAGCTGCACGAGGAGAAATTGGACGTAATATCACAGAGGCATTTTTGCAGTCTGCAGAGAAGGCTGGTATTAGTGACCAAGAAATTGCCGCTGTTCTAAACACTGGTGTTATTAAGGATCAGTTGGCAAATCTTAGTACAGAAATTACAAATCAGCTTAATAATGCATCAAAGGTTGAGCTTGCGTACACACTACAACGCATTAACGCAAATTCTAACGCCGAAACCAAAATGCTTCAAGCTGTTCGCAATAGAACAACAGACACAGTTAAAAGAGCCCAGCTTGCATCACAAATTATTCAGGCCGAAGAAAAGAAAAAGCAAGATACGGCTATTGCAGTAGCACAAGCTATGGAACGTAGTGTTGTTGATTCTTTCAGCAGAATGGAAGAGGCGGCACAAGGCGCTACAGACTCATTAAATAAGATGGTGTCTTTGCGAGCAGACATTCAAAATCTTGATAAGGAAATTACAAAGCTAAAGGCACAGATGAAAACAGTTGCTGTGCCAGAGGAATTGGCAAACCGTGCAGGCCGACGAGATTCTCTGGTTGCACAGAACGAACAGATACGAGCACAGATTGAGCATATCCGTGCCGTGCAGGCTGTAAACAATCAACTTAGAGAACAAAAGAAGGCTTTACAAGATGCACGCGATTCTGCCAACCAATACGTCATTGGAATAAAACGCGAACTGGGCTTAACCAAAACCTTGACTAACGCATTTGGACAGATTGCTATTGCCAGCGAGACTGCTGCAAATATGTTGATGTCTTCTGAAGATTCAATCGTTCGTGTTAGAACAGAAAGCGCCCAGGCATCACTTGATATTTTCAAGAGTGAGTATGATAAACTAAAGGGCTTTGGAGAATCACTGTTTACAGCAAGCCCCACACAAATTAGAAAGCTTGCACAGGCAAACGCTATTCTTCAAAATTCAACTGCAAGCATGTCTGATACCTTGGCACAAATGCCAGCACATTTGAGAGATGCGGCAGCACAGATTCTTAAGTTGCGATTTGGTGAGCAGGGCGAGGAGCTTGTTGCACGCGCAGGATTGGAACGTGCAGGTATAGATACTTCAGCACTCGATACATTAAAGAGTCAAGTTGTAACATCGGCACAGGCGGTTGCTAATGAGCAAATTCGCATGGTTGAGGAGCAGCAAAAGACAAATGAGGGAATAGACGGTATGGTTGGCAATATGGAACGCCAAATCCGTCAAAATGAACTTGAGATAAGAGAGTCTGAAGAAGCTGCACAAAAAATTGAAGAAATGAAAAATGCCACAGAGGAAAGTGGTCAAACATTAAAACAACAATTGAAGGATGCACAAGAGCGCAAAAAGTTCCTCCAGGGACAACTTGAGCAGGAGCAAAATACATATCGTTCCAATGTTGCAATCCTTGATAGTATTAATCCTGGCATGAGAGCCTTGGTTGAAGGAGTTCCAGAACAGATAGCAACAAATAAGGGAATCCTTGAAGGGATTAGTGAAAATACACGCACAATGAGTGAGTTGGCAAAAAGTCTCGGTGGATTGACAGAAAAGGGAATCCAGTCTGCAGAGGGTCCGATTGCCGACATAAGCAAGGTGGCACTGGACGACGAACTACTAATTCAAAAGCTTTCTGAAAATGCTAACGCAACTGCACCACTTGCTGCAGAAATTACAGCGTTACGATCTAATATCGATGCTTTTCAGCAAGCACAAATTAATCTTACAAATACTCAAGTTAATATGACAGAAGTTCTCAATGGAGTTCTTCAACAACTTGAGGAACAAAGATCACTAACTGAAGAGGAAGGTGCAGACGAAGCTATTAGTCAAGAAAAAATGAGAGACGCCGTTATTGAGGCGAATCGTCAGGTAATGGAAGAAACTCTTGTGCCCAATCAGCAAGCGATTGTTGAAAGCACCGCAAAATCAGCCGCACTTGATGAAACGTCTGCTACAAATTCTGAGGTTATTGCACAACAGACAACAGAAAGTGCTGCCAAATTGGCATCCATTGAGACAACATCCAGAACAACATCAGAAAATCTTGCAAAGAATCTTGTGCATGCCGAAAATATGGCGAAAACAAACCTAAAGGTTCAGGAAAATACTGCTGCGGCCACACGGGCTATTGAAAATCTAGCAGGAGGCTCTTCGCTTGGTCGAGTTGTTGCGAGTATTGATGCGGTAGCAAGGGCAGTGGCGGCATTAAATATTAAGATTAATGTTACCGTAAAGAACATAACTAATAAATATAGTGGTGGAAGTAACCGGGCAACTGGTTTGACAATGCCAGAAATGGGCAATTTGGTTGCTGCTGCAAAACGAGAGAAAGCAAAAATGCCAGCGGGATCTGAATTAGTTCTTGCTAATAGTTCTGAATTGGTCATGACACCACAACAGGCGGCCAAGGTATTTGGACAGGTTAATATTCCTGATACCACAGTTAGGTCGTCACGTAAGTCGATTGAAAGAACAAGTCAACCTGGAAGCAATGGTAGTTTGCGGTTAGAGGGGGCTGAGAGCGTCCCTGCGCTCTTGAAAAAGATAGAAGCACTCATGGGTCAACAGAAAGAGCTAATGGATCTGGCAGGCGATAAGAAGCTTTTCAAGCAAGAGCAGAATATAAAGATCGATGTCGGTGGAAAGAGAGAGTTGACTGTTAAGGGTGTTGCGGAAATGGGACAAGCACTTGAGCAAATATTCAAGCGCAATATGGCAAAGATTACTTCTAAGGCTGAGTCTGCTGCGTTGCAGGCTACCTTGAACCACATTATTCGTAGGTTAAAAGAAGCAGGAATTGACGGAGTATAAAGATGGCAACAGCATCACGAATGTTCTATGGCAATTATGAGTTTGTGCCTGCGCCACTCATCACAAAAACTATAGAGAATAATTTTGACGCTCAAGAAAATTTAATATTCACTGGCGTTACATATTCTCTTGCTGGATACTTGATTTATAAGCCTGGCGACTTTGGCAGCCTTATGGATCTACGGCAAGAAATGGAAATTGCACTCGCAAGCGGCAATCAGCAATTTGTCGTAGAGTATAACGACGTTCCATTGATGTCTGGATATCCAACAGTTAATAGCGTGTCTTTTGAAGAGGGCGTCTGGGTTGACAAGATTCCATATACAATCGAAATGTATGAGAAAGAGTCTGCTGGCTCAATAAGTGGCATTGAGACTTATGATGAATCCTGGAGTTTTACAGAAAATGAGGATCTAAAGACTATTACTGTTGAGCACACAGTTAATGCCCAAGGTATTAATACTGCCGGACAGAATGCTTTAGAAAATGCAAAGATTTATGTTTTAGATCAAGTTGGTTACGATGGTGTGCCTTCATTTTTGCCTGCTTTTTGTGAAGGATCTGGAGCACTGGTTGCATATGAAACATATCGTTCTGAAAACGCCAATGAAGTTGACGGAACATATGAAATAACAGAAACTTTTATATTGTCATCTGGCGCATATCGGCATACGGTTTCCAGTAGTTTTGATTCAGATGAAGATGGTAATATTACCGTTACAATTGATGGCAATATTGAGGGGCTTGGTCGAAGTACATTAAAATTTGATAATGCGGTAAATGGCTGGAACGCGATAAAAAACAATGTGTTGGCTCATGCTTCTGGTGTATATCTTCGCTATGGAGGATTGCTGGAGCTACCATCATTACCAAATACATATAGCGTTGCTGAGAATCAACAACTCGGAACTATAGACTATAGCTATGGTTATGAAGATGATATTGATATTCTTCCATCTGGTATTACTGAATTTGAGATGTCAAAAGATATAACAGAGCCAGTGGAAGTGTTTGCTTCTCATACAATTGTCAATAAAATAGACGGCCCAGTGGTTCAGGATCTTGGCACATCGACTGAAGGAACTGTCACAGTGGCAGGCAAAGCGGTCAAAAAGCCTGATTATCCGCTGGCAGACCTAAAAACATATATAAACGAACGGATTGAAGAAGTAGCCCCAACAGGCTATGGAACAAGTTACAGAGTAAGCCAAAAGTCGTATAATATTGATGAGACAGAGAATATTGTTGAGTTCAGTATTGAGTGGACGTTCACCGCACCGGCTTACAGCAGCTATCTAACGTATCTATAGGAGTGAATAATGGGAGCACCTATTACACATTTCATACAGTATTCGGTTAAAGCACCAAGCCCAAGCGGTTTTAGGAATATTTCTGCAAGCGGCTATAAGATACTGGATGTAAGTCCAAGCGGAGAATTAAACTACGGAGATTTGAATAATGGGAGTGGCGTTGTAGTCACTACACCAACAAAATGTGCCGTATGGGTTATAGACAGCATGGAAGATGCTACCGAACAAATTTTCGACATGAAGTTCTGGTTAAGTTCTATTACTGACTTTGTTGGACGAGGAACCGATTATAACGTATGGTTCAATCAACAAATGAATACAGCTTGGCAGTCTGGGTTGCAAATAGACAAAGATGATGGTGTGTTTACACCGACTTCGCTACCAAGCGCACAAAATCTTCTTAGCTCAAGTGGTTTAACTACAATTGAAAGTGCTGGAAATGATGCTGATTGTTCTCAGTACATTTATTTGAGCGTGTCTGTTGATCCAGATACGCCAGTTGGAGTTTACGGTGGGGCTGGAGTTGGTGGTTTTCGATATAGAGTAACATATAAATATCTATAAGGTGTAGGCATGGGTTACGGTGGAAAAATATTAGCAGCTATGGGAGCAGGTGGTTATGATACTGTCCCTGCAAATCCAGACTATAGAGGTTTTGGTCCCAAGAATCCATTTTTGATTTTTATTGGTCCAAGCGGAAATGTATGTCGTGCTCCATATCCAGGTGCTACCATTATAGATTACGGTGGCAGTGCTGGCGCGAGTCAACAAGTTTATCCTGATTCATGGCAAGGATGGCAAAATATTGGCGTGAATTGTTTGTCTTGGGGTGGAAATGAATTAATTTTCACACAAGTTCATAGATATGGTACTGGTTATTTTGGCAACATATACTATACAGCATTTTGTCCATATGGAGGATTAGACAGATTAGAAACAGCTTTTGCCGGTGATGCGCTTACAAACGATCCAGCCATAGTTGGTAATAGAAGTCTTGGTCCTACTTATCCTGGGAATTGGGGAAATCCATATCCTTGCTGGGTTCAAGATGGATACTATAAAAAAATAGGACGTTCAGATTTTGGCAACTATACTCGTTGTGGATCAACTATTACTATATGTGACATGGGACATTTCGTTGATTATATACCATACTCATTTTCACAATTACAAACATTTACAGCATATACTCGTGGATTTCTATATGGTGTTCAACATACAAAATTTTGGACTGCAGACGAATTGGCTCCTTATGGGCAATCTGCTGTTTACACATCTGGTTATTTGAGTTTGTTTCATGGCTTTACTCATGCCTCACAACAAGGTGGTACGAGTAATGAATATACTGGTGGGACAGCACATCAATTTGCTCTTGATGCAACAAGTAGCTTAGATACTGCGAGATATAGTATTCAACATCAAACTGTTTATAAGCATGGTAGAATTTATATTGTAGCAGAAACTTTAATAGGTGTAACGACACCAGCTACAATTTGTGGATATGGATTTGTGCCATTGTTAAAAGAAGGTTCTGTTGATATTGAAGTCAGAGCAGGAGAATATGTAAATCATCAACCTTCCATAGCTGGTAATTGGACAACTGGCGCGGCATATAAAGCACCTATTGATTATAACCAAAGGCTTTTACTACTTACCAATTATGGTAAATTATATGAAATAGTCGATGGAGAAGTGGTGCTTATAAACGATGTTGTTGCAAACACTTCACTAACATCTCAAGCTTCTGGCATTTATGGTGGTAGATTCACCGACGACCCAGATAGTGTTAATGGATACAAGTGCTATGGTGTTGAGCTTAATGATACACTACATTTATTCTTGAATTATCGAAGGGCAGACGGCAATGCTGGAATAGCCTGGTTGAAATCATCAGATTTATCTTCATTTGTAGATAACTCTGCTTCATTGCCAAATAGTGGGATTGTTCCACCATCAGGCATGACAACTAATGAATATTTGGGTAAAATAGGGACATATAAATTTTCTGGCTATAATAATTTTGATACTGTTTTAAATGGACAACCATCTGGAACAACTGGACCAGCAGTACCATGTCAACCATCTGGATGGTTGCAAGCAAGTGGAATAGAACCTATTTGGCAGGGGTCAGGAACATTTTATGACTGCGACTATGATCTATCTCCAGATCAATGGGATGTTCCAATGTATTATGATGTACAAACAAAATTCTTGTATCCCACACAGACAAAAGAGCCAATTGCTTTTATTCCGAGTGGTTTGCAACCGAGTGGAACTAAATTTGAAGGTTGGAGATGGAATGGTGTTCATAATTACCACGTTTTTGGATACAAGGATCAAATTGAAGAAAAGGTTCATTTGTTCTTTTCTGAAGATGTACTTTATAATGATGAAGGCGATGCTTCTTTGTTGAGCCAAGACCCTCCATCTCAAGTTTTGTATTATACCCTTGATTCAAATGAAAATTGGGAATTCAAAAATCAATTTAGGTGTAAGCGTATTTCTTGGTTGGAACCAACGGATATGCACGAACCTTCAATATTGCTACCTTCTGGCAGTGTGGTAAAGCGATTCCCATATGAAGATAGATTAAACAGAGTCGTATATCAGCCAGTACGAATATATGATTGGCCATTTTTTGATTCTGTGGATTTAGAAGTGCAATATACTACTGATTATGGTCTTACATGGAGTAATGCAACACCTCACACAACGCTTTCAGATTCAATGAGTAATATTGACACAGGATCACTTTCGACAGATCCCTCTGGAATAATTGGTGTTGAAAAAATGTTCGCATGGGATTATACTTCTGATGTCGGTGGTGGTCGCGTAGATCACGTACAATTCCGTTTTAGAGCAATAGGATAAACAATGATAAAGATAGCACAAAGATGCAACGATAAAATCCTTATTCTTGATGGGGCAGTGCCTAAAATGCTCTCACAATGGACAAGGAAAAATCGAACACAAGATGTTATAGATAAGCAATATAATCCAGATTGGCTTGTCAAAATTGGTGAAGGCGGAAGTCCGTTCAGTATGGCACCAGAATATATGTTCAATCATTCATCCAATGGCAGGTTTTCATTACCACCAGGCGCATTTTTAAATGAAAGAGGTATGGCACTTCTTGGCAAAAGGCTATACACAACCCATAGTCACTCGCAGTACATTTCATCTCCACCATTTAACGATGAAATATTGGCTGGTAATTACAAGATGATAGAATGGGATGGAGCAGACGAGGCGATTAGTGATGATGCATGGCCAAGTGGTACTGGCGGAAGAATAGTTTGGGGATATAGTTATCGAGATCAGGCTTGGTTGACTTATCCGTTTGGTTTTATTGTTGCTGGAATGGATATTGGCCTAATAGAACATAATGGAAATATTTTTGGAATAGGGTGTGTAAAACGACATTCATTTTCTTATGAAGGATTTATTGATTCCGTTCAAGAAGATCCTGTTTTAACAAACGGCGAAGCAATGAAAATTGTTGGGCGGGAAACTTGGAATCCTGGTGTGTCAAATAGTCAAATTCCATTTTATTACACATTCTTGTATAACCCACGAGCTAATAATGGAAGCGGCCTTACAACATTCAACATTTATCAAAGTGGAACGTATCCAACAACAAATGGTCGTCATGGTGAATTTAATATGCCAACATGGACAGACTATTGGACAACTGGACAAGGTATATTGACAGATGCTCCGTGGTATAATGCCAATATTTTAGACATCGAAGAACATCAAGGAAAAATATATGCCACTTCTGCCTTTCACTTGATACAGTGTGGGAGTGGACATGGCGACATGAAAATTCTTGATTCTACTATTGATACAGCATATGATCCGACTCCAAAATGGTTATGCAAATATAATGGCAAACTATACATGCACAATGCTAAGGGTGTTGTTTCTGAGATTATTCCTAATGCAACAAAAACAGATGTTACAATTAGCGGAGTTACTGATCTATCTTATATAGCACCATTGACTATGCGTTATGGCGGATTGCATGCGCGAGAATGGGGAATAGATCGTTCGACCAAAAATGCTTTCTTTGAGCACAATGGCGAGTTGCATGTTATGTTTGGAGCAAGTTCTGGAACATACCACTTTGCTTCTTCGGGCAGTTTGGAAACATGGGAAAATCGAACTGATGACTTGCCAACACTTATGAAACAACGACCAGGCAATGTATACACAATATCTGATCCACAAGACAATACTTTGCGCGTAGTATACCAAACCATGTCAGATCAAGGTGCTATAGGTTTTACGACCTTTGGAGATAAGTCTGCTGGAATAGGACATCAATATCGATATGATACACATGCAAGAACGTGGACAAAATTTGGATGGTTTCCATATCCTTCATACCACGCTGGTAGTGAACTTGTTGGATTTGATTACGAAGGACCATATGTTGGATTGCCATCTGGTGTAAATTATCCTGTAAGTGGTATTCCCACTACTGATGATACTGATATTACTCCTGCTGTATACAAATGTCGTGATTATGCAGTAGTAGATTTTCAACTGTTTGATCACTTGAGTAGAGATTTAGATGTTAGAATACAATTCTCATTAGACGATGGTTCTAATTGGCAAGATTGTTATCGTTTTAAGAATTACGAAACGCTACAATATATGGGCGATCCAATAACTAACTTGTCAGCTTCTCCTTCTGGAGAATGGCATACATTTTATTGGGATTTTGTAAAGAGCATTGGTTACAATGTTGAATATCCATACACAAAGCTGCGGATTATTCCGAGCGTTAGCAATATATAGGAGACGCAATGAATAGATATGGTCTATGGCGAGAATCAATGCCGACTGCATTGAATTATAAACATGGTCCTGCATTTGAGACAAGATCATTTGCTATGCCTCACGTATACATTGTACCAGAATTATATATTTGGAATTTGGAAAAAAGTGACCCGACTGGATCACGACATATCCAAAGTCATGAATCATTTATGGGCGTTGTTGGAAGTGGCATGGGAACACTTAACGACCAAATTATTGTGCCGTTAGATTTCAACGATGTAAATATTAGTTATGGTAGTGGTATAAGTGATACAAGATGTATGACACTGCGAGTTGCGTCACAGGAATGCTGGCAAACACGTATCACTCATATGAGAGTGTGGTTATCTGACACAAGCGATTTTCTAATCAAAGATTTTAAAGTCGGATATCGCCACTATCAAGATTGGCGACCAACAGAAACATTCTCATGGCAAGATTGTTTTGACGAGGCTTTGGGAACAACAGTGCCATCTTTACAGAACTTATATCGTCAAGATGGTGGATTGACCATACATGCGTCTGGAGATGCTGATGTGTCAGAATTTATGTATTTTGCAATGGCGGCAAGTGGGACGGTGCTACCTGGCGAATATGGTGGGAAGTATACGAGGGGATTCAGAATCCGCATTACTTATTCACTTGACAACATCTATTCGCTATTCGACTAGGAGAATATAATGGCTGGTGTAAATCAATCTGGAATTTATATTGATCAAGTTATTGGAAATTTGCGTCCAAAAGTAGTTTGTATGCAAATAGATCCAAATGCGGTTTTAGGTCCACAATCTTGGAATATAGTGTTGCCTTCTGGCCACTCAGACGTTGAACAACTTGCAGGCTCTTGTCCTGCGATATCGATAGAGCCATCTGGATTTATTAATTTTGGTTCTGGAGTTAATGTGCATACGTCACAATGGACATCAAGAACGGCTGCTTTTATATTTATGCCGAAATGGGACGATGGACAACAGGTATCCACGGATATTACGCTTTTTAACATGAAATTGTGGATGGACAACACTACAGCGTTTAGTGGGTTGCGTGCCAGTGGCTTAAATCCGTATATACAGATGTTGCCCAGTGGTGAATGGGTGAGGAATCTTGTCCTGCCAAGTGGGGCTTACGGAGCATTTGAAGTACCCTCTGGATTGCCAGATACACCTAATATTTCAAGAATTGACGGTGTGCCGTGGTTAAGCGGAGTGGGATTTGAAAGAACGCAAATTATTTATTCTTCTATTATTTTACCGGAAGGGACGTATCCGGTAGGACGATATGGCGGATTAGGACTTACTGATTTGCATTGGCGTTTCACGTATGATTGGGCCAGTGAATTTTCACACATACATATTGGAACTGGTTCTGGAACACATACGGATTATTAGGAGGACGTATGAACAAGACTTTTTCTACTCATGTTGAGCGAATCGAAGGTGTAGACTATTTGCATATTACAAACTTAATAGCTACATTGACGAATGAAGAAAAAAAATTCCAGGTCAAACTTCCAAAAGGCACCGAGCCTCTTGTTTTTTTCACAGCGACTACTGGAATGATAGAAACAATAGGCAATATGGAAGGTGAGGACGCAGCAATAGGATATGCTTTCGGAGAATCGAGACATCGATTTAGAGTAAGAAATCCAATGGGATTAAAAGACAAGGCACGGGTATATATAACCGAACATTTGAGACTAGATGGACATCCTGAGTATCTTGTCACTACTCATAAAATTGCACAGGGAGCCAACAATTTCGTTAGTGTAGGATACATAGAAAATGGAAAACGGGTTGCGAAATTGATTATAGATATTATTACTGGCGAACATAAATGGCTGACTTAAATGCTTGGTGGAATACAGATTGGCAAGGTAGAAGTGTAATAAATACACCGCTTAATGGTTCTCCACACCAGAGCGGAGTACACTTTGTCAGATTGGATGCTGATTTAGCAACTTTGATTAGTCAAGAATTGTTAAGATCAGATTACGCAGATTTGAGGGTTGTCTGTCAAAAACCTACGCACAATATTAATGTGCCGCTTTATGTAGCTGACGGACCAACTCCAAATAGAGTTTTCTTTGCGATACAACATGACGCTGGGGCGAATGAAAATATTTCTCATCCAGATAACGGTATTTACTATTTGTATTATGGCAACGGTGCTTCATATACCTCCGAACAATCAGATGATTATTTGAATATTAACTTTCCAAAGGCACCATATAGCTGCCACCCAAGCGGACATGAAACTGCGTATGGAACTTATCTTGACAAACACTTTCTTAGGCTATCTGATTCACCAGCAAGCCACAATGGAATATTTGAGGACTGCACTAATCATGGCAGTGGTATAAGTCGTCATCATCAAAACATCCAGCCAGGACATTCTGGCATATTAGACCAATCAACATATTTTGATCCAACTTATACAAGTGAGGTTAGTGGTTCTTTTATTGAAATTCCACAGAATGAACATAATCACTGGGGCCATCCTTCAGGCAATTGGTCTGTAGATTTTTGGGTTTACCCAATGCCTCATGGTTCTGTTTTTTATCCAACACATAATATATTTTGTAAATTGAAACAAGCTACTCCAGTCGCAGAACAAGAAAAAATGGTTTACGTTTGGTGGGGTCACTCACTTGCTGGTGTTGGTAGCTACAGAACAGAAGCAAACTGTTTGTTTACGTCACAACGTGAATTAAGACAACAAGTCAATACTGGCTATATTCCAATGCAGACATGGCGTCATTTTAGAATGTCATATCGAACTGGTGGAGGATATCTACATAGCAAAATTCATATTTATATGGATGGCGAATTGGTCAATGCGCTTTCTATTAGTGACAACACAAATAATGTTGCAGAAGATACGACGTTTTTTGCAGGCGATCCTACTTCTTGTTGGCTTGGAAGATTGGCCGACAATACAGCATTTAATAATGCTGGAACATTCTTTAAGGGATACCTGGAGCAATTTAGATATAGTACCTTTGTGTTGCCTGCTATTAGTGGTACGGGCGCAGATGAATTATATATGTGTAGACCAGATTGGATAGACAATCAATATATTGGATATCTTGGAACAACAACTTTATACAATCAACAATCAGGAATAGTTGGCGGCGCAGTTTTGTCTGAATCTCCGTATTCAGAACAGTCTGGATTTGTTGGAGCCTATGTGCTTGGACGTATGGGTCAAGACAATTCTGTTGGTGGACATGTATGGGCTCTTAGTCCCGTTCAATCTGGATTTATGGGTGGTATTGCATTTTGTTTAGCTGAAGCGAGCGGAACATTTGGTGGTATTAGCCTTGGAAGTTATGGTGATATTGATTTACACTCAATTGAAAGTCTAAATAGAGGATTGATAAAAGCAAATAATGAAATTGTGCCAGATCAAGCATTTGGAGCAAATTCATTGTTGACCTTATACGGACAAGCTACAGACGAGTTTGATGCAACAGTAACTGTTCAATCAGAAAATCATGAGCTTTTCGACGGAAGAATGAACATAACAAAGATTCAATTAAATCCATATGTGGAGATTATCGAAGAGACAAGTGATTATGACGGCTATAATTTGCCAGCTACCTATACAATAGCTGCTTCGGGTAGAGCATATAGTAATCAAAATCAACCATATAGCAGTGGCATTCATTCTGTAACAATAATTTGGGGAGATAACGATTATACTGATATCACAAATCCTGTTACAAGTGGAGACGTGTGGAGCGCAACACATACCTATTCTCATAGTGGAGTTTATAAACCAATTGTTATTGTTAAGGATAGCTATGGTCGTGCAGGAAGTGCAAATGCTGATTTGAATTTGGCTTCTGGATTAACCCTTGATGAAATTCCTGGAGTATCATTAAGTGGGCTACCACGCACTGGATATGTTCCTAATCAGTTAGCGGTTGATTTGACTGCTGCTACATCTGGTGTTGTTGGATCACATACACTATATTGGGACTATGGAAATGGAATTACACAATACAACAATGCTGTTGCACAAATCGCATACTATGCAATGCCAGGCAATTATACACCTTGGATAAGACTTGAGGATTCAAGAGGTATCTATGTTTGTGATACTTTGAAAATAGGATACAATAGGTAGGAGTAACAATGAGTGTTCAGAATATTATAATGTACAAGCACGGTGATGCGGTTCCAATTTATCGTGGAACACCAGGAGCACAATTGCCAAAAACAACATATGCGGGTGGATATTACACCGATCAATATTATGCACACGATGCTCGTATCTATCACAAGCCTTGTGCTTGGTTTAAAGGACGCCTATGGACTACGACAATGACAAGTTGGAGAGTGTGGCAGGCTAGTAGATGGAATAGTGAATCAGAAACTTGGACTGTTCTTACAGGAAGTATGACTAAAGCAGTTACTAGTCGTCCAACATCTCAGCCGTTATTTTTACCATATGGCAATAATTGTTATGTTTTTTATATGGAAAATGAAAATGTAACGGGAGCTACAAATTACAATACGGTTCGTTATGGATATTTTACAGGAGAGGACACTACTTTAACTGACACTGGGGCAACAAATCAATGGGCGTTGGAATTCGATAGAACCTATAGTACAAGTATGCAGTGTTGTGCGTTTCTGTGTGATGCGGTTGCTCACAAAGGAGCAATTTATGTTTGTTCGGAACATTTCATTGTTAAAATGGTTCCACCAACAGGAGTCTTAACACAAGTTTGGGTAATTCCAGAAACTGGTGCTGCTGGCAATCCAGAAGTTGATCAAGGATGCGCCAGAAGTTTTGTCCAGTTTAACGAAGGCACTACGAACGGTCTTTTGTGTCTTGGAGCAGACGGGAAACTTTTGGATGTAGAATCTGCACAAGCAACCGAAATTGCAGACCTAACAGATACTGTACCAAATATTTATGATGGATGGTTTGGATCTACCGTTAATGCAGATGCTGGAGAAGTAGCTGGTCATGGATGTTATATTTGCAATCATGAAGGCTCGCTATATGCATTTCTAAACGCAAGTGGAGTTGGAGCAAGTGCAAGCGGCGTTGTAATGTTGAAAAGTACAAATTCTGTTGATTGGACTAATGTAACAGAATATTTACCATCTGCTATTAGTTCTGCCTATCATCACATTAAGGGATGTGTTGATCCGAATGGCGAGCATAGACTTTTCTTTGTCAATAAAACTACCGATACTGGATCAGAATATACTTTTGCTGGAGCACCCAATCCATATGGCACAGCACTAAGCGGCCTTGGTGGAGGTGGTGGCTATGGACAATTAGGATATCAATATTTTAGTCCAGATGCACCAGACGTTGAATCCAGTGGAACATACACAATAGACGGAACAAAAATTACTTTTGATTATGCGATTTATAGAGAAGCAATTGGATCTGGCGTAACAGTTGTTCCAGAATACTCTACTGATGGTGGAGCAACATGGAATGTAGCAACCAGAAAAGCTGGAGAAGGAGACAACACAACAGCACTTGGAATGGATGATGTTTTAACAAGTCCTCCTGGAAGTGGATATCAGTTTGTATGGGATTGGGCAACTGATTTAGGCGTAGGAGAACATAATGGTGTCATGTTTAGAATGCATGGTTATAACACCGAACTATAAGGTAGAGGTAAGGTATGCCAATAGGTGAGAGTGGAGTATTAGGCGCACCATTCGAAAGTGTGCTGATCTTTCCGGCTTTAGGCCGTTATGAAGTGGGTGATTCTCACTCTCCAATCACAGTGCATATTCGTCCGTACAACGTTGGCGAGTCTTTGATTTGGCCAGTGACTATGGACCTTGAGTATTCTGGTGAGGCTGGAGATTGGTGGGATACTCGCTGGGCATTTAGACAAATGCTTGCGACACCCCTTGGTTATCCAGATAGAAAGCCAGATCACGATGATATCCAAACCGAAAATAAAGACAACGCAATTTGTGGTCCATACACATCAGGTATCAATTATCTCGGCTTTACCGTTGATCTACAAAACCTAAAAGCACTTGGGTATATTCAAGGTGATAGCTTTGAAGATGTTAGAATTATATTCACAAGTGGCGTTGGTGCTTCTTATCGACATTGGAATCTTCCATATAAGATAACTGAACTAAAAAATCAACACAAAATATACTTTCAGGTTGTAAATGACATTCCTGTTGGAATAGACATAAGCAAACAACTTGGCAATATTGGTTGGGGATACTATATTTATTTCGGCAATCCAAGTGGGGAAACTTTAAATCCGCCAAGTGGCACATATACCAACTACAATTTTCCACAGGCTCCGTACACACCTGCATCTGGCTACAATCCAAATGGTGCAACGTCTGGATTTTATGATAGATTTTTATATCTACTCAATGATGATCCTGCTGTTGGAAATTGGTATGATTTTTATGACAAGACTGAGCGCACAACAGGACAAGCAAATAATACATGGAATGCGGCGACATCAGAAAATGAAGACAATTCACTTGATAAAGGGTGGGTTGATTTAGACGCTCATGGTAGTGGCACATATCCATACTTTGCCAAACTGGATGCTGCGATTCATGTTCATGGCGTAGACGCAAGCTATGATCCAGATCAATATTCTTACATTGAAGCCACTGGTGAAAATTGGACAATCCCAAGTGGAAATTGGTGTATTGATTTTTGGGTGCGCGATGTGGGCAGTCAACCTTCTGGTAGACTCTTCTCGAAAAAATTTGATGAATCAAGTGATGAATTAGTTGTGCAATATTCTTCTGGTGTGTCGCCAGATTTACAAGTGCTTTATTATTGGAATGGACCAGGCAATGAGGTAGAAGATGTAACAATCCCTATCGACTCCACCTGGAAAACAAATAACTGGAATCATGTAAGAATAGCATACATGGACGGACTTGGCGGGGAGAGCACAATAGTAGCTTACATCAACGGTGTTTTCAAAAAGGCCGGAAATGCAATAAGTAGCACATTGGCGTACCATTCGACAAATCAACCTGGGACGTGCAGATTTTGCGGCGGGAATACTATTTCTCCTGATTATTACACAAAGGCATACTTTGAACAATTTCGTTTTTCGACATTTCCATTCTTTGCTGCTGTTGGTCAAGCAAGTGGAAACATTTGTCCACCAGACTTTGTTACAAACGAGTATATGATTAAGCTTGACTATCTTGAAGGATATGCAACTGTAGAAAATTCAAGTAATATTGGTGGATATATATTAAGTCATGCTCAAACATCTGGTTCTATCGGCGGAATATCTGAAGCTGTGCATGGAGAAACTTCAGGCTCTATTGGTGGTTGGGCTGAAGGTGTTTTTGGCAGTCAAAATATTAACGTCGGTGGATATGTATATGCCCCAATGCCAGTATCTGGTTTTATTGGATGTTGGGTAGAAGGTATCAAGGGTGGTCAAAATAATGCTGTTGGTGGAATCATGTATTCCGATGCACCATCGTCTTCTGGAGACATTGGTGGCGCAACACTCGCTGAGGCCCCATCTGTAACTGGAGATATTGGCGGATATATGTTAGGTGATGCCGCCTATGACTTTGTTGGCATTGGTGGGTATGTAGATGCGCTTAGAAAGCATGATGCTTCTGGCATGATGGGTGGCGTAGCGTTTGCAGCCGCTGGAAGCGAAGAGGAGCACGTTGGAGGGTTTACCATAGGTACGTGGAGCATTGAGGGCAATTCGATTGTAGAGGCGCTTACACGGGCTCTCAGCAAGGGTGTAGATTTTCAAGTTTATCGTCAAGAATTTGGAACTAACTCACAATTATCTATATATGCAATTAACGAAGATCAATTTGATGCTAAATTGACAATAGATAAAGTTGATGATGATCGCTTTGACGCTTTAATGGAAATAATAAAAATTAAAAGAAATCCAAGTGTGACTATTATAGATACTGATATTACAGGGACTGGTCCCTGGACAGTTAATATTACAGCATCTGGACATGCTTTTGATATCAATAATAATATTCTTGGTAGTGGAATTGAAAAAGCGACATTTATTTGGACGGATGGAGAAACGACACGACTTTCCAATGTCGCTACAAGTGGATATATATTCTCAGCTTCACATACGTACACAGTTAGTGGCGTATACCGCCCAATTGTTATGGGTTATGACAAATTGGGAATAGCCGGATCTGACGATACAATTGCAGCATTGGCTTCTGGAGATTATCCAGCAATAAGTCTTTCTGGAACACCAAGAGAAGGATTGTTGCCACCTTCGCTGTATGTTGATTTTATAGCAGAAACTTCTGGAATAGTCGGAAGTCACACTATTTATTGGGATTATGGCAACGGCCTTACACAGTTTAATAACGCATTGGCGACATCTGCGCAGTACGTAATGGCCGGTGATTACATACCATACATAAGATTGGTAGACTCTCGTGGAGTCCCAGTCGTAGATACACTTAGAATAGGGTACAATAGATAAAATGACGTATTATATAGTAAGGCAAAGGTAAGGTAAGGAGAATAACATGCCACTAGATAGTCCTTATATATATGTTTCTGGAATAGCTGAATCCGAGCTATTGTTCAATGATACAGATGCTGTCAATGTCAATCTTGGCCTGCAGGATTCGTTTGGTCAAGTTTGGATTCAAGATATTAATGCTTCTTTTGGGTTTAACTCTACACCACATTCAGTTGAGCTAACTATTGTGGCTAAAGATCAAATTCCAGTCTCCCAAGACAGAATTGGTGAAACCTGTGCATTAAAAATTGGATCAATGAGATTTTACGGGTATGTTACACATGTTGATAGCAGCATAAGTTCCGCTGGATTTGTAACACGAGTGTCTTGTCAAGATGGCAGACAGATCGACCTAAACAAATATTTGATTCATACTGAACCACTATTAGATAGCAATCTATCAAATGTAATTGTAGTCCCGAAAGAACTTGAAACTGGTGGAACATTGTATTCTGTAAATTCACCACTTTGGTTAATGACTAATTATGGAGCAACATACAGTGAAATTTATAACGCGGTTATTAATAGAGGTATTGTTAAACTACCAAGTCCAAGTGTCATTGCTAATCGCTTGGGGAATCATGAAGCTTATAGATGGCCGTTTAGCTTAACGCCACTGTTTGACGCACTGTTGCAAATTTTTGACGATTGTGGCTATGATGTTTATTACTACAATGATGAGATTAGGTTAATCGATAGAAGTCAATCTGTAGAAGTTGCACAAGCATTTCTTGATGACAAATACAAAATCAATACAAGAGATGGATATGATCAATCAGATCGGCCAACATCCTACACAATTCTTGGAGCCAAAAAGCAAGGTGGAGTTGGAACCATTTCAAATGTAGTTGAGTATCAAAACTTAGTCAGTGTTGGAACCGATGAACTTATTCCTTGTTGGAACGACATCGAGATCATGTATCATGACAACAATGGAGTTTTGCGACGATACAAACCAACTGATGACGAACTCAAAATGGCCATCAAAGGCATTGAACATTGGGTGTATTATAAACGGTATGAGTTTGAACAATCTGGTGATGATTTTCCTCGCGGCTGGATGGAATCACGCATTGATCCTTATCCATATGGTATTGAAGGCAGCGCGGTAGAGGCGGCACTATCTTTTGGTGGTGGTCGTACAGACGTGCGCAAGGTTATCAAAAATAGACGTTCTCTTGATTGTAACTGGCTTGTTCAATGGTACGATGCAGTGTCACGACATGCAAGAACATACTATGGAAAGTTATATTACTGTTCGCCTTCGCAAGACTTTTTACGGAAGTGTATGATTATAGATTCTGCATGGGTTGACGACAATGTAGACAATAGAGATATTCCAGACGTATACTCGCCATTTTATCAACATGGCAAGATTAGTGCCTTTGTGGAATTTAGCAAAGACGATGTTCGTGGCTTTGGTCTTGATGGAACCTCAACACCTGTTGCATACACCGAATGGAATGAAAGCGCAGACAAGATTTATTTGCCGATTTCAGTTAGCCTCCATTCACCAACAGAAGACAAAGACCGGGTATTTCCTGGTATTACTGATACTCGAATTTATGTTACACTTCCAGAGATTGTTGTTTACGATGTGGAAGATCATCCCTTGTTGGTCAACCTTCCTACGCTTCAATCATTTGAACAAACTGGAGCAATCAATTCTGGTAGCGGAGTTATTCAAGACACATTTCAGTTGTATTTGACAGAAAGAGACTATAATGACCCTAAGATGACAATTGTACCAATGTCTGGTATTTCAAATTTCTTTATTCCTGTTCAGTACAATATTCGATATGGTGATGACGGTAGCGCAACAAGCGGCACAACTGATGGATTTTATAACGGTGAAATTGATGATAAGTTTGCACCTTGGACACGTCAAAACCCACAAAACCCAACTGAAGAAATGCTTGAGAAAACCCTTGCATTGGTGGGTAACGATGATATCGATCATTTCTTTGAGGCAGAAGTGACTGGCCTACCAGAAATAAACTTTTTCGCCAATTTCTCAAATGATGATCATATTCCAGTATATCCATTTACTTCGATATCTATTACAATTGGGTCTAATGGAATGACAAGTAGATATAATTCAAAAACACAACTGAATGAATTATTGCGTGCAAATAAAATTGAATGGAGTAGATTCCGATCAAGATTAGATCGCATACAACACTTTGCAAATTTGTCTCGTATGAATACAGATATGGAAGTTAATTTAGAGCCACAGCGAATTTTAACAAGTCATTGGAGAGCAGCAGAAGAACGACAAAATGTTCCTAAAATGGTTTGGGGAACGACATCTACCAATCCAGAAGAATATGACGAAGAGGAAGAAGTTGAATCCAAAAGTTTCGTTAAGGCAGTTAGGATCACAGGGAAAAGATACGCAACTGTGGCAGACCCAAATGGTGGAGCAACTGCCGGAACACAAGAATTTTATCAAGGCGAAGACGATGAGGGAAATGTTTGGCCTCCAAATTGGGCAACCGTAGACGATCAATTGTCTCAATCTGCAACAAATCAAGATCCATATGCTAATGGATCAACTGGCGAGGCACAATCAGAAACTCGTGTCATATATCAAGATGGGCAATGGATCGAAGTAGTTGTTGGTAATCCAGACGCACCAGGGACAGCAAGAAGTGAGTCGCGTAAAACAGGCTTTGCGCCTTGTAATGATGGATATCTTCGCAAGGGACAAGTAGCGTTGTATCATCAGGAAGATATTAACGGAACAATATACTCTTACTTTACAGGCGGCCTGCCACTTGAAGATGCAAGAATGGTAGAAATTGTCGGTGACATTGTTGAAGATGGCGACAACGTTTACGCTAATGTTAAAACGCTGCCACACCCAAGCGACACCGACACAGACACCTATCAATTTTTTAAGGTGCCATTTGCTTCAGCAAGAGAAGCTATTTCTCAAGGTTATGGCGATGGTTCGGTTGTTCCGATTTCACACAACAAGATGGTAAAAAGTGTTTCTGCGAACTCTTCATCTGATGCCACAGAAGCAGGCGGAGAATTTGACGACAAAGATCCAGGCTCATTGCGCCCTGGCACAACACACTCAAGCAGTGATGGAAGCCCACTCGGAACTCTTTATATAGTTAATCCTCCAGTTGTAGGGGCGCTAACAGTAACAGTAATAACCCCTCCAGGGTCAGATGGTTCTGGCGGAACGGTGGCGGTTGTAGGTCGTCCAGACATTCAATATGGAGCAGGCACAGAACAACAAGACACGATATACTTTGTTGGTGCTGATCCTGATCTTATTTACGAAGGCGACTATGGAGTTATGACACGTGGCATGGATGACGACTGGTACGTCACTATTCTTAAGCCATTGTTTACACCATACGATTCATTCGAGTAGGAGTAAGCATGTCAGCATTCACTAATGAAATATTAGAATACACACAACCACATCCATTTGTACTTCCAGGAGAAGTAACTAAAACATCTGGTTGGGGTCCGTTTCAAACAAGCGTGACAAGTAAAGTAACAGCAATTCCATTCGATGGTCGCTATCTCGAAGAAATCATGTATAATGTTAATTTGGCACGACAACGAATTTACGGATTGCCAGCGTTGACTTTTAATACTTATGACGGAAAAGGAAATGTCAAAGATACCTTTACTCCTTCTATCGGACGTTCAGTGTTAAACAATAGAATTTCAATTGTTGCATTTGCCAACATCGTAGAAGATATCAAGAACGCAATCGAAACATTAATGATCGAGCCGGATAATTTAAAGTCTCATTTTGGTAGATGTTTTAACATAGCGCACTATACTGGTTTTCCATTCGTATCAAGAGCACTCGTGGCAAGACTTCCAGGAATTGCTGCCAATCTTGACAGCGCGGGAACTCCCTTTTATTCTTTTCCTGAGAATATCTCTGGAGAAACCATGCACGGAGCATTTCATAAATTTCAATATACACTTCCTTCTTCAAGTAATTCAAGTCGCGGAATATATGTTGATGCTTTTAAGACGGCACGAAACAAACTAACAGAGGGTATTCCTTTGTTGTCAAGGATGCAAGATGGCGAATGGCCCATTACCAAACAGGAACTATTAACTGTTTTGGGACTATCGATCTATTCTAAGCATAGCGATTTTGCCAAGCGACCTGCAGAGAATGCCAACTGGTCAAGTGAAGCCAACCGATATACTATTGGAGATCACAAAAGAATATTCTATACATTTTGTTCTTTCGTAATTCAAATGTTGCGATATCAAGTTCCGAAAATGGAAAACTTTTCGAGGATTCATGGAGATATTGCTGGAGATTGGTGGACATCTTCTTGGGTGCTACATAGACAATCGTGTTCTTTCTTTTGGTCTGGTACACGTGTTAGTAAAATGATTGATTTTGAATCTGGCAAATGGCATTTTTGTGGGCATGGAGCATGTGACGGAGATGGATTGTTTCTAGATGTTCCAGAGCCAGGTTGGGCGACAAGCTGCACATGGTTTACAGACTGCGAACAAATTGACAGAGCGGTCGGCCCTGCATTGCCATATGGATTTGCACCAGCGCAAGTTTTTGGAAGGTCGGCATGTCAAAATCCACAAAGGAATGATTTCTTTACTTTCCACAAATTTCAAACATTTGAATTAAAAACTGAAGATGAGGTTGCGGCATTCACTCAAGGTGGTGCAGGACTAATGGTTCGATTAACCTCTGGAAGAGAAGAAGTATATAGGTATGCAAGAGTGGGTGGCTGGATATCTGCATTAAGTCCGTGGCAAGACGAACCGGGCGCTGTTGTATTTCACGGAGGACCAATAACCGGAGAAAATCTTTATGACAAATTTGAAGAGGCTAACACAAATGGCCTTGATACATATCACAATCCTATTAGTAGCATAACAATAGCATTACAAGACATGGCTAATATGCGTGACTATGGAGCTTCTTGTAATACATTCACTGGCAAAGAAGAAGGGAATACAAAAGCCCTTATTACATATGTTGGATTTTTGGATGATATGGTTCATGATCCTGTTGAATTTTTAGATGATTAGAAGACGTATAATACTATAGGGAATAGACTTTTCGTTAATCAGGAGGAATATAATGGCAACTTCTGGAGTATTAACTTTTCATGCATGTCATAATTCTGGTGTTATGATAAGCCCTCTTGGAGAGGGAACTTATGATCACATGGGATTTTTTGGCATTAACGGACCAGGAGATGCAATCATCGTAGAAAATTGGAATGATTCTACTTGGGTGGTTGATTCGACTGGAGCACGCGACCCAGCGGCGTGGGACGCTCTTGTAAATAATAAATACATTGATGCATCTGGATGTTCAAGTTCAGGTCATCCTCGTGTCGCAATAGGAGATTATCAAGATGCAGACCATATAGCTTCTGGAACTTTATTAATTTGGTTCCGTGCTTCTGGAAATATTGGTGGAATAAGCACTTACAACGCTAAGCTGTTTGCATATGACAACACCGCAACGCAAGGTGATGCGCCATCTAATGTAACAGTAAATGGATTTGAAATCAATGAATCTGGAATAGCTGGGTCGATAGAAAATTGGACCCCGCCTGTTTATTGGTCTTCAATGGGAAGTATCTACAATGGAATTGATTTTGCAGATCATAGTCCAAACACTAAATATTTCCCAGATCAAGCGGAACACATTTGGCGTGCTGCCATAAGTGTACGAGCAGACGCTGTGGGATTCTTAGACGATTGGGATCTTGTCTTTATATTCCAATTCGCATAAAACAAGAAAGTATAACGGCTTATGCCGTGTTCGGAATGGGAAGCCCCGCTTAGTCGGGGCTTTTTTTATACCCTTTTTTAGAACGATTGTACTCAAGAAAGGTACGGATTGTCTCTTTTGTAGCTTGCGATCATTGTTTTGTATTCTTTTTTAGCGACATCATAATATTTTTTTGATCTAAGATAATTTTGTTTTATTCCATTCATGCCATAATTGCCAGTCATATATCCAACAATATATCCAACAGCCATGCCGACAACACAACAAAGTATAAAAACAATAATAAGTCCTCCTATCATCTCAGTCATGATCTATAATCTCCTTATGTCCGTTACACCAACCTTCTTGGTAGTCTTCTTCTGTTGTTCTTGGAATATGAATTAAAGTAGCAAATTCTTTTACATCCTCCCAGTTCATATTATTTTGAGCCCAATCGATAATCTCATACTCATCTTGTTCAAAAAGTGGCAATGTATCTTCATTAAGAGATTCTTCAAATGATATATCGTCAACTTCAGCGTAATGCCAAGCACGAGATTCGGCAATAATTCTAACTGGAATCGCCCAAGTCATTTTGTCAGGCATAGTTACATATAAAAATTTCATTCTGGCAACCTATTTAAAAATTGAACAAACTTCAAAAAAGCATACGAAACACCAACAGCAGTAGAAGCGATAGCCCCTATTGCAGCACACACCATCAAAATCTGTAGTAATAAATGAAATGTCATTATGGCCTCCAGTTAATTCCCCATTCATTCCGGTCTACAATCCAATAACCGGCTTTTTCTTCATTAATCGAGTAGTAAACCCTTTTTATTCCTGACTTTACGATAGCTGCTTGACAATACTCACATGGTTTAGACATGCGCATGGGTCGGCCAACTGCTTTTCCTACCCTAACTACGTACAACACAGAGCCTCTGAGAGCCTCTCTATCGGCATTTATGATGGATGCGACCTCGGCATGGAGATACTGTCCACGAGCGGTCACAGGGGCCTTGGGGTGCGTCTGACGGCTATTTGTGCCTATTGCCAGAATCTTTCGCTTGTTACATACAATTGCGCAATGAATAGACCGCATATTGTTATCTATTTCTCGTGCAATTTTAGCAGCAGTATCAATATTGTCCCAAATATTACTCATTAGAAAATAATAGCACCTTTATATTGCCAACTATACCGCAAATGTTTTCCATCAAATATCCAAGTACGAGGTTCAAATTTTTCAGGACTCTCTGTCAGACAATCCGCCAGACAGACGCTAACGCCATCTACATCATAAATGACTCCTCCCCAATGGTAGGTAGCAATTTTCGTTCCTGTGGCCACCAGAGTTCGTCTGAGAGAAGATTCTACAGCGAATTGGCTTGGACAATGTTTTTTAATCCAGTCCGATGCCTTTTTGCCGGATTCTGTTTGATTGTCCGGTTGACCTATCATTCTAAATGTCAACTGATGAACGCCAAGACTTGCTGCATCGGCAATAATATCTTTGAATATTTCGTCAGTTGTTTTTTTGCCTGGAAACAAAAAGAATGCATTTGTCATTTGCAGACTAAGCCTAACAGTAAACCCGTCATCTATTACCTTGGAAACAAGGTCACGAATATTAAAATCTTCGTCTTTTATTCCCATATAGGCACGATTTATTTCTGGGTCTAAGCTGCAAGCACTAATACAAACAGTATTTAGACCATTTAGCACCAAGCTATGTTTGTGTGGGTTATCTCTATTTACAATATCATCATAGCGAATTCCATTGGTCTGCAACTCAACATTTGGAAAATACTTATTAAGTCTTTTGGTAATCTCAAATAGGTGTTTGGTGTGTAGCGTGGGCTCCCCTCTGCCGGTGATTAACGCTGTTTGAACACCTTGGTTTGATACATAACGCATGGCTTTGTCAAATCGACGCCAGTTGAAATCTACTGTATCGTCACAAGCTTCAGTTTGTTTAGAAATACAAAAAGGACAATTAGCATTGCATGCACGTGTCCCACAAGTAACTGAAAATACGCTCATTTAAGCATCCTTATATTGTAACCATTTCCTAAAGTAATCAACAGTATAAATAAGTCCGGTCGTAAGTTCTGTTTCTGGCATACAGCCAAGCACAACACGTGCCGTTGTCAAATCTGGACAGCGGCGCTTTGGATCACCATCGTCAACTATCTTATATTCAATATGCAATTGCTCGCCAAGGATGTTGCCTATCAACTGAGCCAAATCCAAAATACTAATTTCTTTATCATTGCCAATATTGATAGGTCCAGGATGTGCAGTCTTCATTGCAAGAACCAGATAATCAAGCAGATCGTCTATGTAACAAAAGCTTCTGGTCTGCTGTCCACCATTACAGACGATAAGATTTTCATCTTGGAGGGCACGCATAATAAATTCACTGACCACCCGACCATCATCGTGACGCATTCCAGGTCCATAAGTGTTGAAGATGCGGACTATTGTTGAATTAAGTCCTCTCTTGGCAAATTCATAAACTATGGTTTCTGCACATCGCTTAGATTCATCATAGCACGCTCTATCTGTTCTGGTGGATACATTTCCATTATATTTTTCTGTTTGTGGCGTTGTTTCAGGATCACCATATACTTCCGACGTACTACTTAATACAAGTTTGGCACCCCATTCTAATGCCAATTCGCACATATTATGTGTTCCCATTACATTAGTTCGTATGGTTTCCAATGGAAATCTTTTGTACCATACTGGGCTTGCCAAGCTTGCTAAGTGATACACTTCATGTACTTCATGGAAGGCTTGCAGCAATGTGATAAAAACCATTGGGTCGGAAACATCTGCTTCAAAGATTTGTACATTTTTATTGAGCGGCATGAATGAAGGACAGCGCATATTGTCTACGGCTATTACTTCTGTATCAGGCTGTGCTGAAAGTCTGTTGCAAAGTTGAGTCCCAATAAATCCTCTGCCGCCAGTTACCAATATTCTTTTCATTTACTCTTCCTTAATGAAATAAACTTCAAAAACACCATCACGAGGAGTGTCTGTGCTTACAAACTTCCAACCCATTCTCTCCCATTTGCGAATCGTATGATTAATCTTCGCTGGGTCACTCACTGTCACAACTTTGTGCTTGATCGCCATCTTTATCTCCTATATAACATTTGTAATAATCCTGGATTCCATTTTCTAATGTTCTGAATGGTTTACGATAGTCTGCCACGTCGCGCAAGCGATCTAAATTTGCACAGGTGTAATATTGATATTTGCCACCAAGACTATGAGGGAATCCAATAGGATGTATGGTTACTGGTTGTTTAAGTACGGTTGCCCATGCTAATGCAATATCTGGCCAAGTCCGTGCATGACCTGTTCCGACATTAAAGATTCCATCAAAAAATGGATTCTGAATAAAATGAACTACAACACTAACAACATCCTGTACATAAACAAAATCACGAGCCATAAATGGTATTCCAGGCATAAATAGTCTAATGCCGCCAAACTCTTGAATTTGTTGATATCCACGAGTTATCATAGACGCCATTCCGTTTTTATGTTCTTCTCCTGGGCCGTAAACGTTGAAAAACCGCAACCCAACACCGTCCATGTCGTTGCGAATCATCCAGTTGTCAAACATAAGCTTAGAATTTCCATAGAGATTTAACGGTCGTAATCCCGCGCCATACTCCATAAAATTCTTGCCTTCTCCATAAACCGCAGCACTTGACGCATAAATGAATCGAATATTATGTTCGTCCGCATATTGAGCAAGCAACATACTGGCAACCAAATTGTTATTCATCATAGTGGTAATGCTGCCTTCAGTTGTCGAAGAACAGGCACCCATATGAATAATGACATC